GGTGCTACAGCAAGTGTATCTGTAGGAACTGTAACAACACTTGTACCCGGGTCAGCAGCAACAGTAACAGATGTCGGTACATCATACGCTAGTGTCCTAGACTTTGGTATTCCACAGGGTGCTACAGCAAGTGTATCTGTAGGAACTGTAACAACACTTGTACCCGGGTCAGCAGCAACAGTAACAGATGTCGGTACATCATACGCTAGTGTCCTAGACTTTGGTATTCCACGGGGTGCTACAGGCAATGGTATAACATTCACAACAATAGATGGTAGTGGTAACTTGATCATTATGTACACAAATGGAAACAACTACAGTGTTGGACATGTAGTTGGTGCAACAGGTGCTACAGCAAGTGTATCTGTAGGAACTGTAACAACACTTGTACCCGGGTCAGCAGCAACAGTAACAGATGTCGGTACATCATACGCTAGTGTCCTAGACTTTGGTATTCCACAGGGTGCTACAGCAAGTGTATCTGTAGGAACTGTAACAACACTTGCACCCGGGTCAGCAGCAACAGTAACAGATGTCGGTACAACATACGCTAGTGTCCTAGACTTTGGCATTCCACAGGGTGCAACGGGTGGGTTTACATTCACTGGACCAACAGATGCAATTTTGTACTACGACGGCACCGGAGTTACCGGAACTGCTTTTACTACAATTAATTCTTCCACCATACATCTAGAAACACTAACTACAGAGGTTTATGGAGTTAATAGTATTACTGTGGGGGATGGTTTTGGTGCCGGATTTCAATGTGTTGCTGGAGTAAACCGGGTAATTGGGGTTTCTGGTCTAACTGTAGATGAAAGCTTAATTGCAAAATCTATTACCGATAACTCTAGCTCAGTTGGAAGCGCAAACCAAGTTTTAAGTGCAGGCACTACAGGAGGGTCATTACTTTGGGTGGACCCGTCTGGTGCTGCAGGAGAAGCTCCAACCTCTATATGTGCCACAGCACGTTCAACTGCGAGTCAAACTTTTACAGCAAATGTATCAGAAAACATACAGCATGATGTTGCTGATTTTGAATATGGTATAACTGTAACTACAGGAGCAAGTGGATACTTCGAAGTACCGAGTGCAGGCGTATATAAAATAATTCCATCATTACAGCTTAACCCAACAGGTAATGGCCACATTCACGTATGGTTAAAGGTGAACAGCATAAATGTAGATAATACAGCAACATATCTCGCATTTAAAAATGGAGAGTATCAAGTGTTCACAACTGAAATTTTATTAGAATTGCAAGCAAATGACCAGGTTCAAGTGTGGGCACAGCCGTCTGTAGCCGGAGGTGTTATTGAATATATCGCACCTAGTGGAACATTTCCAAACGATTACCCTGCTGCTCCTGGAATCATAACTAACATGTATAAACTTCGAGATGCTTCAGCACCGGTCTAAAATTGAACAGTTTTAGTATACTCCATTTTATAATAAGAAATGCCAGGAGGCTTAATGCAATTAGTGAATAAAGGCGCACAAGACCAACTTGTGACGGGGTCTCCCTCCTTTACTCATTTTCGGTCAGTCTACAAACGTCATACTGAGTTTGCCATGGAACATTTCCGGCTGGATTTTCGTTCCACAAATCTGGATTTGAATCCAACCATCTCGAAGTCCATGCGTGTCAAGGTAGACCGCAATGCACAAATGCTACATGACTGCTATGTTCATGTCAGTCTGCCAGACATCTATTCACCGGTTGCTCCAGTCACTCTGGGCAGACATGTTGAACTTGCTCCTGATGCTACTGGAATTGGCTATGAATTCCAATGGATTCCAAATCTTGGTTACAACATGATTCAGTCAGTATCACTCCTAATCAACGGTACTACAATCGTGAGACATACCGGTGAGTGGATGAAGTTGTACTCATACATTACTTACAATGCAAACAAGAGGCGTATTATAGATGGAATGATTGGCAATGTACCAGAACTATATGACCCGGCAAATGCATATAATCGCAGAAACCAATACCCACACTCCATTACCACCTCAACAGCTGTAGCTCAACCATCTATCCTTGCTAGAGACCTAGTAATCCCTCTTCATTTCTGGTTTTGTGAAGATGTTGGAACAGCTCTCCCCCTTGTAGCTCTTCAGTACTCAGAAGTAGAAATTGTTGTTGAGTTTGCTCCTATTTATGACCTATTTACTGTTCGCGATGTTCGGGATTCATCTGCATCTATTTTTGATAGTTCTCCAGGAACATTCGGACAAAGAATCAGAGCAGACCCAGCTTCTTCCCAGTTTGCCATGTCTAATTTTTTGAGTCCTCCCAGCGTAGGAGGAGCATCAATCAATACATCATTGGTTACATGGGCATTGAATCCATACATCGAAGCAAACTATATCTTTCTTGGAGATGCTGAAGTAGTTCAACTAGCAAAAAGTGATAACTCATTCAAGATTAAGGATAATCGCGTAGTTACAGTACCAGGATTGTATGGAGCCGGTAATGATATTGAACTTGTGCTTGTAAATTTGTGTACTCGTGTTGTATGGGTTGCGCAGAGGTCAGATGTTGTTGCAAACAATGGAGTAGATAATTATACCAACCAGCTCAAAAATCCTTATGGCCCATACCAGGCTGGAATCATGACACCATGGTACAGTAGCGGGTCTGCAGTTGGTCAGAACCAAAGTGCATTTGATTCTCTCATCGATGGCGTTATCGTGTTTGATGGAGCTGAGCGTTTCAATGCAAAGACATTTGACTTCTTTAAATACCTTGAGAACTATCGTCATCACAATGGTAATGTGTCTGTTCTTCCCGGAATCTATACATATTCATTTGCTTTGGAACACGATACACCTCAACCAACCGGTCATGTGAATGGCTCTATGTTTAACAAGACAATTCTGCGTTTGACTCTCCAAGACCCTCCTTTTACACAGAATCCACTGGTGCTTCAGGGTTGTATTTTGAAGTCTACTGCTCTAAGCGCAGCACCGGTAAATGTAACTAATAATACTCCTGGTGATATTCCTGGTAGGGGGTTACGACCAGACCAAGTTATTTCTGTTGTTACAAAACCCGCTGATGCTGTAAGGCCTTACACGTACACAGTAACAGTGTATGTCGAGTCCTATAACTTTTTACGCATAACGAGAGGAATCGCAAATGTTGTATTCTCATCATAATAAGAGATGGCAGAACCACCAAAGGGATTAGAAGTTCTTAAAGCATCGTATGGAGTCCAGGGTACTTTTACAGATGTAACTGAACAGACAAAAAAGCTTGTAAAAGATGGTACGCTGAGCTTTACAGTGAGCGCTCAAACACTGGGTATCCTAGACCCTGCTCCGGGCGTAAAGAAAACATATCAAGTAAATGTGTCATTAAATGGAGCAGCACCGACTCAATTTATAAAGGATGATGGAGAACAGATTGTTATTAATGCTCCAACAGTTGCAAAAGAAGAAAAGAAGGATACACCAGCTGGTCAGGTAATGAATGTCGTGTTCTACACGTTAGCATCAGTAGCAGGGGCTTATTTTGCGTGGTCATTCTATAATTTTGGAACTAAGGGGCTTAAGTTTTGGATTGTAGGAGTCTTAGGAGCCTTAGTAATTGTATCATCAACTATTACATTTGCAGTTGCGGGGTCATCATTTAGTGGGGCCGGGTTATTTGCATTTGTGATAGGTATTGGATTGGTACAGTTTTGGGTCGTGTACTTTATCTCATTGTTTGCTCCAAATTATATCGATTTCAGCTATTCTAATCAAGTTGTTAAACCGGTAGTACAAGCAGTAACAGAAGCCCCGGTTGTTCAATAAAAAAATTGGCTTTCGCCGTATAGTAGTTTACCACTCGCCAACGCCCCAGTAGCCCACGAACTCGTCGGGGCCGTTATCTGAAGGCTTGTACACGCGCTTGGTGGTCTGCCCGACAATGTAGGTAACATCGTCATGGTCCTTTTCCTCAAACTCCTCGTCTGCGTCCTCTTCGGGACCAGTCACCATCTCACCAGTTGTCTTGTGCTGGTAAACACCAGCGGACACCTGCTTCAGGTTCTTGTTCTGCTTGACGAGATCAGCCACTGTCAGTGTCTTGAGCTTGGGCTTGGGCTTGGGCGCCGCGCCACCGCCACCGCCGCCTGCGGCGACGGATGAGTGCTTGTTGGCAAAGTGGGACATGTGCCCCTCGAGGGTCATGTCGCCAAACTGCTTGTCAGAGAGAGAGTTGACCTGCGTCACAAACTCCTTCTTGTATTTGTCGTCCCAGTCCGCGCTGACTGCCTCAAAAGCCTCCTTGAGCTTTGTGGTCATGGCCGGCGTGATGCGCGGGACGTGCTTTTTGGCCTCGGACTTCTCCTCAGCCGGAGCAGGCTTCTCCGCCTCCTCTGCCGCCTTCGCGGGCTTCTTTGCCGCCGCCTTCGCGGGCTTGGGCTCGGCCTTCTTGGCCTCCTTGGCTTCGGCCTCGGAAATCTTCTCGCGAATCTTGGAGATTACCTCCTCAAACTTCGCCTTGTTCTCCTCGTCCTTGTCCTTGGTCTTGCTCTTGCCCTCCGCAATCTTTGCGTTGAGCTTGGTGAGCTTTTCCTGCGCCGTCTCCAGCTGCTTGTTCAGCTTCTGGATGGGAGTCAGCCTGGCCTCCTCATTCTCCTCCTCCGAATCTGCCTCTGCGGCAGCGTTCAGGATAGGCGCGAACGCCTTGTCAATCTCCTCGTGAGCCTTCTTCAGGGCCGCGCGGACGTTGATGAGCTCGATGGAAGCCATTCTGTATTTGATGATAATAATTACGATAAAAGTCAAACAATCCGTTTTTACAGAAAAATGGGTCATATAAGACCCGAAGTATACTGTACGAATACAGTCTGGTTATAGTTCCTCATCGATGGACATGGTACCCGGTTCTTCCGGGTCGCCATTGACGTTTTGCTGCTTGTAATAAAAGGGGCTGTGAACCATTAAAGTGTTGTAATATGTTAAAACTATCTATAATCAAATCCGTTTTTCTTTACAAATGAGTGAAACTGAAGTAGCAAAGGTCCAACTCCGCGAACATTTAGCAACTCTTCTTGTACCCCGTCTTGCAGAGGGTTTCTGGAGCGTCCATGATAGCGCTAAGCAACTGTGCGAACGCAACAAGCAACATGATGAAATTCTCCGGACATTTCAGAATATGGTCACCAAGATTCCCGATTGGTCAGACAACACACTAGCAGAAGAAGTTGAGCGTGTCCTAAAAGTATCCAAGTGTGCATACATGGATGACCTTCTAATGGGAGTATTCCTTGCGTATATGAAGTCCTTTGCCGCCCTTCAATATCGTGGAGCATCTTCACAGGTCCGTGTTGAATTTGAACGCCCCAACGTAACGAAGTTCATTCACGAACTATACAAGCACTCTGCTAGAAAGCTATGGCAAGTAGCATACCTTTTCAAGACATCTGGTGTTCCCTCTGAACAACAGGCAAAGAACCGGCAAGAGATTGAACAGGTTATCTACAAGACTATTGATGACGTTGTTCGCTCATTTCTGCCTTGGGAAGTCATTGCTAAGTCATACTTTAGTGAACCACCCGCAGAGGATAAGCCTGCTCCTCCCCCGGCTTCAAAGTCTGTTATCTTCGAGGACCTCCCCGATGAAGAGGAGTCGGAGGAAGAGGAGAACAGACCTCGTTCGCTATCATTTATTGAGAAGCCTGAAGAGGAAGATGATGATAAGCTATCTTTTACAGACCTAGATGAAAAGATGAAGCCAGATGAAGTTAAGGAAGTTCAGATTCCCGAAGTCGACCTAATGGCAGAACTTGAAACTAAGGCAGAAGGAGATGGCCTCGTTCTAAATCTGTAAAGATTCACATTGTTTGACAACAAATGATGCCACTATACATTGCAGTTGCAGTTGCTCTAATTTGCTTTATTCTGTATGCCCTGGACCGTCGGTTTAAGGGTGAATCTATTGATTGGTTTGCAGCTTCAAAGCTAACTGTGCTGGGTGGTCTTCTGAGTGGTGGAATCGCATATACGGTTTCATCACCTGAAGCTGTCGTTGAAGCAGTAAAAAGTGTTGCGTCTGACGCTCCCGCCCCGTCTCAAGAAATGTTTGTAGGTGTTCCAACGTTTTAATTCTCCAACCCCAAGAATGTACGCCCAATCTTGCTAGTTGCAAACATAGCACACCCGGCAAAAACTTGAGCATAAAATAATGGACTTCCTCCTTTGGAACGCAGTAGATAAAAGGATAATCCGATAAAAAGCAATGAACTAATCCAAAATAAGACTGTAAACATTTATGTTATACTTATTAAATATAAATGAAATGGGTAGACAAGTTGATTATACTGCTATGCTTAGTAAGCATCGGTGTAAACATTTACATTATAGTGTATGAAATCGAACATCAATATAAGTGGTTTTTTCTATTTGCTACTATTATTGCAATTGTGTTTGAGTTGTATAGACTTTACGGAGCTACCTTCAAGAAAAGCATTAAACATCAATAATTAAGCAGGATTCCCCGGGGACTGCATCACCAATAAAGCTCTTCAGTTCAGAAATCTCCTTCCGTGGAACAGAATCCTTACAGAATCTAGCAATTGCCTTGTACAGTGAAAACCCAACATACCGGTCAACCTTAGGATTCTTCTTGAAAAATAGAATGCTTGTATTATCCTCTAAGGTCATCCACTTAATGAATAACTTGAACAACGGCTGCTCCTGGTACTCGTCATACTTAGGACCATTCGGAAACAAATCCCAAAATAAGGAAGTCGCCAATCTTGCTAAGTCAAAAGATGGATTTGGTTTGATTATCTTATGCTTCTCAGTCATGAATGGCGGACAATTGTATTGTCCTCCAGCCTCTTCAGATGCCGCAAACTGGTCGCTCATAAACAGCTTAGCCTCCTTCATTCCCGGAAGTTTGATTGAACCAATCCCTCTGTCAAAATCAATAATCTTCAACAGAAATCCATATGTTGGTACCTTATAAGTTACCCCTGCGTGGAAGTAATATAAAAACTCCTTATCAGTCTTCTTGAACATAATATTATTCCCATGTAGGTCATTGTGAGTAAAAGCAAAGTTTCGCTGAGCATAGGCAAGTGCAAAAATGATTTGAGCTATCCATGCAAAATGTTTCTCTGGTTCTGGATTTGTTTTCAATAGTTCATAGAAAGTACCCTCAAGCTTTTCCATAACTGTCATTTGAACCGGAACATTCTTAAACGTTGCCCAAGCAAAGGGTTCATCTTCCTCTTCCTCTTCATCAATGCTTTCATCAAATGATGATGCCATTGATTCAATAGCAAAGATATATGATGTTGATACATCAGATGTTGATTCAGTCTCATCACCAACCTCCTCTTCCCGGAATACAGGAGTCATTTCAGCAGCTGTTGCCTCAGCATGAATGGCAACAAGTTCTTCAACTTCGCCCAAATCAGCATCTTCTCCCAGCTGAAGTGAAATACGTGCACTGCGTGTGTACTCAATAGGTGTTCCGGTATGTTCATCAAGCCGAAGTTCAAACGTCTTACCAATATTTTGGGAAAACCAAGGACGTTCAGATAATTCTTCGTAATCATCTGAAATATCAATCGTATGAGTCATAGCTGTTCCTGTAAAGATACCAACCACTTCCGGAAAATGCTGACACCCGGATTGAGATAAGGCTACTGACAGAATAGACCCAACATACCCTGCTGTATTATGACTTTGAAGTTTGGATTGAGTCTCACGCGCATGCTCAGAAAGCATAGGTAATCCAAATGTACCAAACTCACCCTTCATACACTTAAATGGACTTAAAAGCATAGTAATCTTTGGATGAACATGTATACCACGACCAGAAGCAAGAATAGCTGTTCCTTCTTTCATAAATACCATAGAATCATTCAGCTTGATACCATAATCCTGCACACGTTCTAATGAGTTTGTCTTAAACAGACACTCGATGGGAGGAAAAAATGGTTGAGGGTTTATTACCGTCCACAGGCTATCTTTGTACGGAGTCCTACTGACTGTCAATGCCACCGGATTGGTCCGTAACTCTGATGTCTGCTTACGCTTCATTTTTCCAATTATAATCCATGCCCTAAACCAATATAGGAATCTTCACGCGATGAATTTTCAAATCAAGAAATTCAACATTCAAACTATAGTCGACAGATGTGAGATTGACTCGCGTAAATCTCCCATGATTGTGTTAATCGGAAAGAAGGATACTGGAAAATCCTTCTTGGTTCGAGATATTCTTGCAAATACCCGGACATGCTTCCCTGTAGGAACTGTAATTTCAGGAACAGAGGTTGCTAATCCTTTCTTTCAGGACATGGTTCCTTCTAAACTTATCCACGATAAGTACAGTCCCGGAATTGTGATGAATGCTATCAAGCGTCAGCTAGCAGTCAAACAGCAACGAAACCAAGACAAGAAAGCTCATGGTGGAAACTCTAATTCAGACCCCCGTGCTTTTCTAATCTTAGATGACTGCTTATACGATAAGTCGTGGATTAATGAAGAATCCACCCGGTATGTATTCATGAACGGTCGTCACATTGATATGGTAACATTGATTACTATGCAGTACCCGCTGGGTATTACTCCCAACTTAAGAACTAACATTGACTTCGTATTCATTCTGCGTGAGAATAACATCACAAACAGAAAGAGAATTTACGATAACTATGCCGGTATGTTTCCAACTTTTGAGATGTTCTGCCAGTTCATGGACCAATGTACAGAGAACTATGAGTGCCTTGTCATTGCTAATGGTGTTCAATCAAACAAACTAGAAGACCAAGTATTCTGGTACAAGGCTTCAGACCACCCATCATTCAGATTATGCGATGATTCTCTCTGGGCAAATAACCAACCCTTTAGCTCAACAATGTTAGCCGGGGATGATTTTGACCCTTCTAAGGTACAGAAAAAGGGACCCACTGTATGGGTCAAGCAGCAAGGAAAGAACTAGAAAATCAGTGACTTACCAACTGTACGCAACTCTAACCCACAATAATGAGCAATCAACTGTGTAACAAACTTGTTTGTAAATCCAAGAGCACGTGTCTTTGATTTCTTAGACCCGTGTGGATGAATATGCAAATACTTCTGCCCTGCTTGGCTTACCTTATTTGCTTTGACACAAATCTGGATTTTAGCATAGTCTTCTAATACAGATTCTATGCCAATGTCTTTAATATCGTAACGCAGAATATACAGGATTTCATCTCCATAAAGAACCAGCAGAATGCCAGTCCGGATTTTAGGATATAGTTTATTCTGCTTAAGCTCTCCCAAAAGGTGTTGTAACGTTTCTGGTTTTGTGGTGTTGCCACAGTTTGTAATCGTTAACCTTTCTTTAGCACAGTATCAATCACGACACTTCTTAATATGAGTTGTCTTGATGTCACCCCAATCTGTATCGGGATTTCTGTCGTTGTTTGGAAGTCGGCCGAATATATAAAATTCAACCTTCTTGCCAATTCCTCCTTTGTCTTGAACCTTTAAGTCCCGGAACTTATCTGCATTTGTTTTGCAGTATTCTTTCACTTCCGGAGAAGCATGTTCAATAAGCGTCTCCAAACTACACGGTAGTACAGATTGGAGATGTTTGATGTATTCTTGCATTTTTGAATTATTTAACAGTTATGATTCATTTACGTTTTACTCCCGAATTGCGCCCTCAGTAGGGTGAACAGGAGGAGTATCTAGGATTGCCGTAGCAGACTCCTTTGCCTTCTCCTCCAGAGCAGCCGCCCGGCGACGTGCATTCTCTTTCTTCTGGTCCTCAATCTTCTCGTTCTTGCGCTCATCGAAGAAGATGTCCTTATTCACCTCGTTCTCCTTGTACTTGCGCATCATCTCGTTGAGCTCCTTCTCTGCATACTCAACCTCCTGTACCACGTTCTCAGAAGGGTCCCAAGGAAGCCAGCAACCAACCTTACCGATATACAGATTGTCACGAGGGTACTTGCGCTGAAGAACCTTGGTGAACATCTGAGCCTCCTCAAGGTTTGCAAACACACGACGAACCTTCACACCACGCACATTAGTCCGAAACTCGTTCTTCTCCGTAAACTCAGTATCCAAATCCTTCTCGTGCTTCATGAGGAACACCTGATACTTCTCCTGGATATCAGACTTGCTCACCTCGTCATTGTGAACCTTGCGGAACTCATTCATATCATTCATTAGGTCCTCAATCTTGAGAGAATACTTCTTGCCAAGAAAAGCCATAAAACCCTCAAGTCCAGTCACCTTCCAGTCATAATCCAGCCAAGTAAGGAAGCGCTCATAGTAGAACATCTCCTTCTGCTTGATGACCTTCTCGGGGGAGATGAAGGACATGATAGCATATCGCTGCGTGGGAATCTCCGGGTCCTCCTCGAGGTAATCAATCACCATACCATCCTCCTCCTTGGGGAGAAGCTCACGGCGAGAATCTAGCGGTCCAACATTCTGAGCAGGAGTTCCTTCCGTTGGCATTTTTATTACTATATACCTCGATGCCTGAAAGTGACTTTTTAACGCCGCTTGCCACCACTTAGGACGACATCCTTGGGAGGCTTACCCCAAGCCGCCCGGAACTTATTAATTTGCTCCAAACGTTCATCAGGAGATAACTGAGTCTTTCTCAATGCTGATTCAAAAGTACTATATGCCTTGTCCCAGTTTGGCTGAGCAACATCCAAGGTTGATACCGGAAAGACAGCCTTATTTGGTTCTACTATGCTTTGAGCAACATATACAAAAAAGGTTTTAGTCAAGTCACAGTGCAACGAAACTATAAAGTACAACCGGGCAATAGTAGCAGCAGTCACAACAAACCAAGAAAAGGGAACACCATACCATGATTCTGGCTTTTCATACATAAAGTAAATTTCCACATATGACAGTGAAATGAAAATCAAAATAATTACAACCTTTACAGCAGTTGAAAGTTTAGAAACACTGAATAGACCAAACGCAATATATAGCAGAACAGCCATGTTCATTCCAAATGGAACAGCAGACCCGGCTATCTTCCAATCCGCATCTTGTTTGAGAATATACGAAGAGCTGAGACCATATGATATTGCCAACAGAATAACACCAAACACGGTGACCATTGTGTCTTTTTCAATCATCTCTTTACATTTGTGTTAGGAATACATTCTCCGATACCAAGTGTCTGCTGAAGCATGATAGGGGCTGGCTTCCCCTTCCCCGGACAGTCCTTATGTTGCTTACCAAGAATGTGTCCCATCTCATGGGAGACCATGTATTGCCGATAATCTTGTAGGCTGAGTCCACTTTCTTTGGCTCCACCAAACCATCGTTCAGCACAGAGATACATGTACCTTCCACTAAGTGATGCACAAGATAACATAGCTGGAAGCCCACAAATCTTCTCAATAGTCTTTGACATTGACAACCGAATCCACACACGTGCTTTGAGCTTTTCGGTTGGCTCAAAAAAGTACCCATCTTGAGACCAACCATCCGGCGAGTTCAGGTAACACATGATATAGAAGTCTATCTGCCTTTCTCCAGCGTTATAAATATTGTATGTTTCAATAACATCAGGGTCAATAGTTACATGAAAAGTTATAATAGTCATCCACTTTTCTTCGTTCCTAGAATATAAAATGTCTGATAAAAAGGAAGCAAGCGTACCATCCATGATGCCCGATATGTCCGACCTCATGACCCGACTAATTAAGTATGCATTCGAAGGTGTAGCCGTTGCCCTTGCTGCGTATTTCTTTTCCGGAAAGCTAAAAATTAATGAAATCGGTATGATTTCTCTCACCGCGATGGCAACGTTTGCTGTCCTCGATGTATATGCGCCTTCTGTGGGTGCTTCCGCTCGCACAGGTGCTGGCTTTGGTATTGGAGCCGGGCTTGTTGGCTTCCCCGCCTAAACAGAAAGACCCGCAAACATATTTGAAATTTCATCATCTGCATCTGCCATCTCAATCGAACTGTGGACAGCGTCCACTACCGCAATTGCAGTCTTGTTAAACTGCAAATAGTCATACAGACTGAACCAATGATAGGAGTCAAACTCTTTCATTAGTTTATTAATCAGAAGGTCCAGCCTCGCGCAGTTTGCACGAAAGATAGGGTCCGTAATCTCCGGATGGAGGTCGGTAAACCCAGTCTTGAAGTGACAGTCGTACATGTGAAGCAAGTGGTTGTGCTCCGTATACCACTCGGTAGTCCGGCTCATTGGCTTGCTGTTAATCTCCTGTACAATTGCATGCAGACGCATGTAGCGCTGATAACCTTCGTCCATTTTGCTATCTTTTGGACTGTCTTCTTCAATTTCCATTTTACACACTGCTGTATTACTTATATAATGAATAAAGCTAAAATTCCAAAAGCATTACGTGAACAGGTGTGGCTGAAGCAATATGGAAAACAATATACCGGAAAATGCGCTACAAACTGGTGCGAAAACAAAATGACCGTATTTGATTTCCAATGCGGCCATGATATTCCTGAGTCTAAAGGAGGTGAAACAATTCTGGAAAATTTGGTTCCAATCTGCTCGAGATGTAATTTATCTATGAGCAACACATATACATTCAAAGAATGGAATCAACTATCCAAACCCAAATCACTAACAAAATGGTTCCAGCAATTCGTGTACAAGGGAAATGGTACAGCATCCTGCCTAAGCCATACGAACCAGAACGACAAACCTATAACATCGCATACGCCATCATCAGCAAAGGTATATCACCCGAAGTAGCCTACCGGGAATGGTTTGCTCAAGAACGTAAAGATGCTAAACTTTTATACCCGTCATTTCGTAAGGATGAATGAAATCTATGCAACGGTTATTATTGTGGTCGTAACTTTTGTGATTGTTATTGCCAGTTACCGCTTAATTGCCGGCTACTACCCGGCTAGCAAGTTCATTATCGAAGACCCACCAATCGAACACAATGGATTAGATGAAGACCAGGCCCGATTTATGTTCTTCTACGTATCATGGTGTCCATGGTCTAGAAAAGCCTGGAAACCCTGGAAGGCATTCAAGCAAATGATGAAGAATACTCCAGTCAAGTATGGAGGAAAAACAATCATTTTTGAAGAGATTAATGCAGAGGCTGATAAGGGTAAGGCTTCTCTTTATAACGTGAAGGAATATCCAACCTTCAAGGTAGAAATAACAACCAAGGTATTCAAGTTACAAGGCATTCCTGACCCTGCTACATTTGATGCTTTCTTAACGGGAACGCTTGGAGAGAAAACTTCTCATTAAGCATCGACCGGTAGAAATCATTTCTTCTTTCTCCTTATCATTTTTGTCAGTAAATCCGGAACCGGCAGCATAATACAAACTCAAGATATTTGGGTCGTCATTCTGTGAATGCTGATACAGAGATGCGGACTTATATAATTTATATGCAAATTCACTCATTGAAATTCTTTCTAGGTTGTCTGGTGTTACATGTGGGCTTGAATGAATCAAATATATGGAAAGAGTTTCTGCTTGCTCCTCTTTCGGTATAAGTTTGTGTAGTTCATTTGTAATCATCCCTCCGTCGAGATATACACTTTTTCCAATAACTTGTGGATGAAACAAGAATGGAATACAACATGATGCTTTTAAAGCCGGTAAAATTGGTATATCTCCCTTAAATATTGTTGGAATCCCCCTTGACATATTAGAGGCAAGTACACTTAAAGGAATATGTGCATCTCTTAATACTTTATTACGCAAGTCAACCCCTTCAGAATCAAATGCTCCCAGAAGATGTTTCTCAAATGAGTCCATACTTACAACACCTTTCTTGACTCCAGCATTAGTAAGCGACGTTAAGTTCAAATTTTCAAACACAAATAAAAAGTTCAAGCATTTCTTTGATAGTCGTTCCATTTGAGCTGTATTCAATCCAAATGCAATCCCGGTAGCAAGAACTGAACCGATAGAACATCCATATACTCCTTTCGAAAAATACTTTGACAAATTGCCTATTTGTGCTTCTAATTCATGTAAGGCTCCTATCTGGAGAAACCCCTTTGTACCTCCACCGCCTAACGCCAAAATACGAAATGGTGGCATTTAATAAGAGAACTTTACCATGATGAAAGCCAGAGAAGTTTGGGATGAGCAGGAAGAACGCAGACTTTATAAGATGTCTGCCATGAAGCCGGTTATAGCACAAATTGAAGGCAAAGTACGTCAGCAGGCTATTATGAATGCCAATGCCCCATATATTCTATTTGAAGTTCCATCTTTCGTGTTTGGGTATCCACTATATAACTTCAAGGACGCGGTAGATTACCTAATGGGTGAATTACTAAAGCACGGTTTCTGGGTTTGGCATGTAGAAGAAAAGTATCTGCTTATCTCCTGGCTAAAACCGGTAAAGACCAAGGACCTTGGCAAACCAATGCTTATTACAAACTATCGGCCTCAAGTATATGACCCAACCTTCATGCAATAAATTACTTGACTGAATAATAAATGGGTATTCTAGCAGACTTTCGTAGTGTTCAAAGAGATTTCTTTGCGTTCGTTGATATTCTTAAGATAGTAACTGTTTTTATGGTAGTTGCTGTTGTACTATCCTTTGTTACTGGTTATTCTATGCAAGGGTTTCTTTTTTCCTTTGCCTTAATTTCCGGATTTATACTTGTCCTATTTTATGCTGCAATTGCTGTTGTCGATGCGGTATATTCAGTTGTAGCAAGAAAATCAGGAGAAGCTCTAACAAAACTAAGAGGTCTTACAGTAGACTATATCAGCAAGGGAACTGAACTTTTCCTATCTGACTGGAAGATTTTTGTTGGCGTTCCTCTTGCTGCATGCATCCTATACCCACTGGTAGCCAGAGCATACACATATCTTACTGATGTACCCATACCGAAACCTAGCAAGGATAATTAGTGAAGTACTATATAAATGGGTAAAACAGCAGAAAGATTTGCAGAGACCGGGAATGCTGCTATTTTAGCGATTATACATACGGCATATGGTGCTTTCATTTCTTACGTATTATATTATCTATTCGATGAGTTTGATGACAGCTGGAAAGCTCGGTCCTCATTGTACCAAATCACGGATGTTTCAGTTGAGATTATGTTGATTGCTATTTTTGGGTACTGGGCATCCGAAATTACTCAGTTAATTCCTCCTATCTTCCCAACATCAAAAGCAAAAGAATTAGCTGTAGACTCATGGGTTTCTGGAATCTTCTTCGTGATTGCTCTGTTCCTATTCCTAGATGAGCTCACTGAGAAGCTAAAGTATATTCAGAACAAGTTCTTTGAAGACCTATTCTCATGGATATTTCCCAAGTATGGTTCAATCGTTGATATGAATCTTTCCTATACACCAACTACTGAAGAGGAATTAAAGGCCCATAATGATGAGAACAATATTTCCAAAAAGGTAACAACCGGGTCTGCTCATGCAACTGACCACGCTCATGCAGGGCATGGAAAATGACGCGTAAAACGGAAGCGAATTAAAGTCTAGACAAAAAACACCAAGAATCATGTGCGAACATTCATTCGTAGTTGATGATGGGGAGTATGTCTGTGAAAACTGTGGCTCTATTGGAGACCGATTTATTGATGAAGGAGCCGAATGGCGTAATTATGACGATGGAAAAGAAGAAAAGGGACGTACCGGGTTTTCAACATCCGACTTGCTCCCAGAATCATCCTACGGGTCTGTAATCTCATTCCGAGGCATTGCATCTACAAATATGAGAATGAAGGAATTGCAGCGACTATCCACGTGGTCATTATCATCCAACTCTGAACGGTCTTGGATGGGAATTTTCGATAATATTCAATCAACATGCATAAACCATAATCTTCCCAAATCAGTCTTTATGGATGCATGCGGTCTCTACAAAGCAATGGATGATGCCCAAAAAGTCCGGGGAGAAACACGTCGTGCTCTCATGGGAGCCGCCGTATATGTTGCGTGCCGTCAGAACAATGCATCACGCACACATGAAGAAATTGCCGACCTATTCCGGGTAAGCATTCGCTCACTCTGTAAAGCAGTTGCCAGATTTACGGTAACAGAAAATACAGTTCTCCAAACCCAGTTGGGAATCGCAGAACGGTTGTGTGCAACGTTATCATTGAACGATAAGCAGCGTGATAGAATCTTTCAGATTTTGCTTGATATCTCTACCAAGTCGGAAGATGAGTTTGAACATACCCCTAAGACGATTGTTGCTGGAGTAGTAGCATTTGTTATGGGCTTCCGGACAAAGACCCAGATGAAACCAGTATCTGATGCATCTGGAGTTTCATCGTTGAGCATTCACAAGTTAGTTTCTAAGATTTAGAACAATGGCGTTTCCAACATCAAATTTAAGTTTGTCTTCTGTTTGTTCTGCATATAGCGTCGCTCCAGCAAGCATGAATGGATTAAGAGGCAAAACATGTTATGATCCGAGTAATAATCCAACAACTGTTCCTGCTACCGGACCATTTCAACTTTTAGCGACGTTTGGAGGTAAAACTGTATTACCTGGAGTTTTTACATTAGATCCACAAGATGCAGAAGATGGACCTACTCCGGGTCCTAATGGTTTTGGTACTCTTGATGGACACGTTGGATTCAATAATGCAACTTATACAATGTCAAACGGAAAAGTTACTTCATTAACATTAACATTCTATGCAAATAATACTGGAAATATTGGTTCTATACAAGGGTTTACTGCTCAGATACTTGCAGATGGTGCTTCGGTTGGATCATATACAAATCCGGGTACGTATACTGCTTCCATGAATGCTACTTCAACTGTAGAAATAGATGCTCAATTTGATATTGTCGAGGATCCATTAGCCGTGAATCCTCAATTACAAATCCAATATAATGTTACTCCTTCTGGTTTACAGTAGATTAGCTCGTTTAATAATCTCCTGCTGCTCCTTGATGGCTTCGATCAGCAGACCAACCATGCTTCCATACGAGACAGATTTGATTCCATCTGCATCAGTGTATACAACTTCTGGTAATACTTCTTCAACTTCCTGGGCAATGACACCTACACGTCTTTCCCCAGGCTCAACCTTTCTCTCGAAGAATACTCCACGCATTTTGAGCACCCGGTCTAAAGCAGAATCAACTGTTACAATATTTTCTTTCGTGCGAATATCTGAACTTGCTATCACATCCGTTCCCGTAACATTACCATTGACAACTAGTCCAGATACATCCCACGATCCTAAGTTATATATAGGACCAGTTGGACCTGTGGCAGTTGCACCGTTCTGACCTGCAAAAAAGCCAAACCCAGTCCCAGCAGCGTCGCCCCATGCATTCAATAACTCTGTTCTTCCTGTACCAGGAGAAAGTATATTCCACATCATTTTTCCTCCATTTTTAGTCGGAATTCCGTTTATTACATCATCACCAGCTGGAGCATCTGAAGCTCTAACAGAAATAAATCTTCCCCGAATGCCCTGGTCTGTAAACATATCGCCGTTGTCTACTTCCAAATTTCCATTCACTGTTAGTGCCGGTGGAATGACACCTGTATCTGTTTTTGTCTGCAAAACTAAATACTGTGTTCCTCCTGCACCAGCTGTTCCTCCGGCACCAAAAGCTCCATTCCGATTAAATGTATTTACATAGGAACGGTTTGCAACTCCGGGCTTAAGTTGAAGAATAGTAAGACTACCACTATGTTGGTATTGTCCTCCACCACCACCTGCAAACTCATTTGTGGATGTACCATATGTCATTCCGGTAACTCCTGAAACTAGTGCCGGTGAACCACCCCCAGGGCCTCCTCCACCACCATACGGAGCACCAGTATAAGTAGCAGAAACAGCGCCAGTATTATTGAATTGCCTACTTGCTACATCAATTTGAGAACCAGTAGGTAGATAGCCTGTTCCCGTAGTAGACAGAGTTACTCCTGTTAAAAAATTAAATGGTGCACTTATTGTCATGACAGCTCCACTTGTAGCAGTGATTTCTTCAGATGACTGATTATCTGTTGCAGCACTAAAAAACAGATAGAAAGTTGTTCCGGTAACATACGTGATTTCGCCACCAGTCCAACTTACATCTCCGGCAGCATATGTAATTCCCGTCAACCCTGTATCAACAAAGCTACTCGGAAATACTGGTGATGTACTATTTGGCCAGTCCGAGTATAGTGCAATTGATGTATACGTAGTAGAAGGCAGTTCTCCAACATCGTTAACTATATACCCCGTAACTTGACTCAGTGGAAACACATCACCGGCTGGTGATGAGAATGTAGCTCCATTAAACACAGTACCGCTCGTAACAAATGTCATCGTAGTGCCAGGTGCAATCGTATATGTTACGCCCGGTGTTGGGGTATTGATACTAACACTGACCGGGGGATTTGATAGATTTACAACTAAAGTTCCTTGAACAGTAGCCGTAAGGCCATCAATTGTTCCTTCATTAAATATATCTCCACTTCCACTAATTGTACCACCAACTGTAGTATATCTCCAAGCACGAATATCATCATATGTTGCTTGTGCCGGCCCATTACCTCCAAGTCTACCTCCTTCTGGGATTGGCTGACCTCCCGATGTCTCTCCACCTCCACCGCCAGTACCACCTGACATACCCCCAGCACCACCACCGGGAACAATAAAGGTTGATGCACCAATGTTCCCCACTAAAGCATTACCACCACCACTTGCACCTCCATAATTGGCACCCCAAGAAAGAACAGTAGGTGTGCTAGGAGTTACCTGATATTCTGCATATCCACCAGCACCGCCAACACCACCATTTGCAGCGCCGCCAGCTCCCCATACATACATAATATATGTGATACCAGCCTGTAGTGTAATATTACCAGTCGGTCCAGTACCTCCGGATACTGTAGTATATACAGTCGATGTTGCTCCACTACCTGCATTATATGTAACAACAGCTTGACCAATCACGTCTAGTGCAGCAGTTGGACCAGACTTGTTGATTCCAACAAATGAGTCAAATGTATCAATTGTAACAGTTGGGACTGCAGTCCCCCCTACATATGAAATATTAAGCATGTTTCCGGAATTTTGGACATCTTCAAATCCAGATTCGATGTAAGCATCACCAGCTACTCCTCCAGTATTCATCCGAAGAACTCCAGCTTCCCCGACCGTATTAACAATCGTTCCCGGGACATACAATAGCTGAGCCGCACTGTCAAAGAATACATTTGGAGATGATGTCAGTCCCGCTCCCCCATCACCAATCACAATCTCCCCTTCAGGAATTGAGGTACTTCCAGTTCCACCTCCTCCTCCAGTAGCACTAATAATCAGACCATTCGGGTTATTCTCATCAACAAATGGGGTAATCTCAATACCCGGGCCATTTATTAATGTTAAAGTAGTGCTAACATTAATTACTCTGTTCTCATCAACATTCAGAGCAATACCATCACCAGCTGCAACCAAAGCAGAGACAACTGGACCGACAGTTGTATACTCAATATCAATACCAGTTCCTCCAATTGCATTCTCTAGTGCTCCGGGAGGAGGGTAAATGTTTCTTACATAAATAGAATCCACTGGGTTAGATGCCGTTCCAATTTGAGTAACATACTCTTGCTGAACAGGGTCTGCAGCAGAACCAATCTGAATAGCATAAGCTGTGTCCACGTCTACCAAGTCAACGGCTACGTGGTATGGTCCGCTACCAACAATCTTCGATACTAAGTTGTGCTGAGGAGCATCTGCTGTTGAAAATGGATTTGGCCCACTCATTTCTTATATTGATAAAGATGGAAGTATTTAATTCATTTCCTCGCCCTCAGAATATGGAACCTCTATTCGACTCATCTGCGACAACTCTTGGTGAGCGTTATACTTTGTTCCCTATTAAGGACTCAGAGCAGGACCTATACAAACTATACAAGAAAGCAGTAGGAACTTTCTGGGCTGTCGAAGAAATTGATTTCAGCAAAGATAAGGAGGATTGGGAGAAACTAAGCAAGGACGAACGTCATTTCATCAAGAACGTTTTAGCCTTCTTTGCCGGTTCCGATGGCATTGTCCAGGAAAATCTGGCCTCTCGATTCCAGGTTGAGGTTCAGTCCCCAATTGCTCGCCTATTCTACGGCATGCAGAATGCCATGGAAGGTATTCATTCAGAGACATACTCTCTGCTTATTGACCAGTATGTGAAGGATAAGGATGAGCAGAAGATGCTCTTCCGGGCTATAGATACTATTCCTAGCATTGCTGAGAAAGCAAAGTGGGCTCTGAATTGGATGAATGATGACCGTTCATATGCGACTCGCCTAGTAGCCTTTGCTTGCGTTGAAGGCATCTTCTTCTCTGGAAGCTTCTGCGCAATCTACTGGCTCAAGAAACGTGGCCTACTTCCCGGTCTGACGTTCTCTAATGAGCTAATCTCTCGGGATGAGGGTTTGCACACTGAGTTTGCAGTTGCCTTGTATCACAAGATGGAGAACAAGCTAACATCAGATGAGATTGGGACTATCATTTGTGATGCTGTTAGGATTGAGTCAGCATTTATTACGGACTCACTTCCATGCTCTTTAATCGGAATGAACTCTCGTGATATGCAGCAATACATTCAGTTTGTTGCTGACAGACTGGCGCTTCAGCTTGGCATTAAGAAGATTTACAATTCCACAAACCCGTTTGATTTCATGGAGCTGATTTCTTTGGAAGGCAAGACCAACTTCTTCGAGAAGAAGGTTTCAGAGTATTCTAAGCCGGGAGTTGGTCTATCTCAAGCAGAGATGACTATCAAGTTCGACGAGGACTTTTAAACAACAGATAAAATATCAAAGTTAAAATCATTGCTTGAAATGTTAATGGTTGCTGTATGAACATCACTTGTTCCAGAACTTCCATTTGTTGTTATAGTGATTGTATCTGCTGCAAACGCAACAGTCTGAATTTTTGTTCCAATAAGAGGAACATATGATGCAACAGAAGCAAAATTAAATCCGATTAATGATGAAGTATCAAATCTAAATACAACACTTGTAGATGCTCCAACACCGGTTAAACGTAGAACAATTGCTCCATATGGCCCACCAAGAGGTAGTGTGGGTACTGCACCACCAAGAGTAACTAAACCAAATGTTGCTGTACGTCTAGTAATAATCCCAGGTGTATGTCCATTGATATTTCCACCCGGTGTTTTAGGATTAGTATGCCGCCCAGTGAGAATACTTCTGCGAACATGGTTATTGCCACTTGTGTACTTATTTGTAAAAGAAGCTAGAAAGTCAAGAGGATGTGTAACAGACGGTACAGGTTGATATAAATGGGTAATAGTTTTCTGCTGTACCTGTCCCTTATCGCCAGTATTGATAGCAGAGTATTTTTTCAGCTGCGTAAATTGCGATGCATCGGGAGTGGGCATTCCTTTTACGTTTAAAGAAAGAAGCTTTTGTCTATACAAAACATCAAATGAGCAGCTTCCTAAATGTTAGCGTCCTCGTACTTGCAACTATGGTTCTTGTCCTTGCCGGTATGGTGGGATACATGTATTGGCAGCAGAATAAGGTGATGTCTGTTGTTGGCTCCCTTTCTTCTTTTGTTGCATCACACCTTGTTCCTGCACCCGTTGAGCCGGATACGGATGAGGAGGAAGAGGATGACCGGGCTTCTGTAATTGAGGAGAAGCATGTTGAGGTAGTAGACCGGGTTGAGGTTCCTACAGTTCCTGAAGTGAAGGAGGATGTTGATGACCTTCAGGACAAGACATCTGCTGAGCTTCGCGACCTTCTTTCCAAGAAGGGTATCCCCTACGGCAAGCGTGACTCTAAGACTGTTCTTCTTCAGCTTCTAAAAGCATCTGCCTAAATACAATGAGATTCCATAACAAACATTTAGACCTCTTAGCAAGCGGCCAAACAAAGATACTAGTGTTTGACTGCGAGTTCTGGCATGTGTTAGGCGAAACCGGAGACCAAAGGTATACCTTTCCTCCAAATGAAGATTTCTTTTTTGTATCACGAGAAATTGGCGGCTTTCTACTTAACAAAAATAAGGATGGTTCGTGGTCATACAATGGACCCTTTTTTGTTACCCTATCCAAACCTAAACGCGAAGTATCTTTCCCTATCTCAAAGTATGCAACTGTAGAACCAGCTACTGCTAGGAAGTTAGATGAATTAGAGGATTCACTCGGCCTTGCTTGGGGAGTATCATTTCCATCACGGTTATCGCCGGAAGGGAATGAGGCACTGGAAGAAGGATTAAAGGTATATGCAAATGACCCAAATGTCAAAAGCCATCACAAGCCTCCATCTTGGTATGGAACTTTTATGAAACATTATGCAGAGTCATCAATTATTGTAAAAGGAACCGGAGACATTGATGCACTAAAGAATGCAGCAGCAATGTATGGATTTGAGTATACTCCCCCCAAGCATGTTATTGATATTGCTCTTTGGAATCATCAAAGCAGACGTAAATGTGGAACAGCCAAATTAGAGGGAACATATAATTGCATTAAGAGACATCTTGACCCGGAAACGAAAGAACTTGCAAAACATCTACCACTTGAAAAAGCACACAACCCATCTACAGATGCTTCTATGACTCTGATTGTTGCACTGTATATTCAGTCTGTACAGCCAAAGTAAAAATGGCCCGAAGGCGTATCTACTCTAGGTAGTGAGCAATCCTCTCACGGTAGTGAGGTATTGTGTTGGTCTGGCGCCTGATTGAGTTTTGGATTTTTGGGTCCTGGTTCTCAACATTCTCGTCAATCCACTTCTGTAGCTTGACGAGATATTCTGCTGCTGCCTTTGCCCAATTCTGCTTGCTTTGGATATACTCCTCTTCGCTGACTTCTGTGCCAGAAAGCAAAGGTGTTCCGCCATATTCTGAGGAGAAGCGGCCACAGGGCCAGGGCTCATACGGCATTGCACCGGGATGGCCCTTTGGAAAGCTGAGGTCAAGCGGCGGTGGCGTGGACATCATGGTAATAATCTATACCTTGGACTAATAGATTCCATTTTTACATCATCATCCTATAGTAACAATGAAGCTTGTATCGTTTGATGTTGGGTTACGTAACCTTGCTTTTTGCATTCTAGAAGGAACTTCACGCAAGGATGTCCGGATTCTACACTGGGACCTAATTGACGTTATGGCTGAAGGAGCCGGACATGATAATCCCAAATGTTTTAAATGTCGTAAACCAGCAAACTGGAAGCAACAAGAACAATACGCGTGTTCTGTCCACAAGAAGGCGGGCAAGGCGTGTACAAAGACATCATTATCACAGAAGACCTTAGAGGCGTTGAAGAAGGAAGCTGGGGAGTTCAATATCGAAGGGACAACAAAGAAAGCCCTCGTAGATGCTCTCTATTCTCACTATGCTGCTCGTGTCTGGAAGCGTTGTGTAAAATCATGTAAACAAGGAAGCGTAGTTGACCTAGCTCCGCTTATCAACACATCATTGACATCCCGGACTGCTATTTGGAATGGTTCAACTAAGGTAATCTTTGAGCAACAACCCGATAAGCGTATGATGGCCGTGCAGGCAATGATGCACATGTGGTTTGAATGTCATGGATATTCAACAAAAGGAGTTTCAGCTATTCATAAGTTAACCAATATGGTCACAGTAGAGGATGCTACCAAGACATACAAAGCACGCAAGAAAACCGGAATTGTTCATGCTACTTCTTTGGTACCGGCTCAATGGAAGGAATATATGCTTAAACACCCCAAAAAAGACGACTTAGCGGATGCTTTTCTTCAAGGTCTCTGGTTCATGGAAAATATGCGTTAAAGTTTTCATAACCCTTACGTCACTAACTAACAAATGGACATTATCGGTCTTGATATGCTTGTAAATCCCAGTATGTCAGGTGGTAGTGGAGGAGATACTGCTCTTCCTAATCTTGAAACATTCGAGCTCCCTAACTTTACGGAGGATACTGCTCCCCGTATTATGCCAAATCTGGATTCAGTTGGACAGACTGAGACCTGGAGCGGTGTACAGAATATGAATGCTGATTCATTTATCCCGTCTCAGTCCCAAACCCGGATGTCTGATGAGCATGTTCAGCGCAAGAAGTACGAGACTCTACGCAAGTTTGACCGTCTATCTAAGATGGGAGTACCTATGCGTAAGAGATTCACTATGGACTCTTCTCTAGAGGAAATGGAGATGGAGCTGGAGTTTATCCGCAAGGAAAAGGATATGGACCGGTCTGTACAACAGTTCTCTGAGTGGTTCGTGACTGGCATGGGTGGTCTAGAGTGGTCATCCAAGAATGTAGGAATGATGAAGGCATTTGGCCTTCAGCTAGATGGCCTATCTGAGGCTGCTCAGATGAAGGTTGGTGATATGGAGGAGGACTTTGAGGAGCTATACGACCTGTACGGTGACAAGCTGCGCATGCATCCTCTGGTACGTATCCCTATTCGTACTTGTATGATGGTGTACATGGTTCACCTAACGAATCAGATGGTTCAGAAGTCACCTATTCCTAACCTTGACCAGGTTCTCAAGTCAAATCCCGAGATTGCTCGCCAGCTTGCTACAGCAGCTATGCAGTCACAGACTAACCAGCGTGGTACTAATGTTGCGCCTCCTCCCATGGCACCCCGGGGCGGTGAGAACCCAATGGCAGGTCTTGCAAACTTCATGAGTTCAATGATTCCTCCCCAGCCTCAGCGTGCCCCACAGACAATCAAGTCTCCTGTAAAGCTTCCTAGCAGACCCAATCCTCAGCCTGCGGCTGCAGCTGTTCAGCCCAAGCGCGAGATGGCACCACCCAGTATCCCGGCTGATATCTCCGACCTTCTTAAGTCAGTAAATGCAGGAGTAACTGACAAGAAGGTAAGCCTATCTGCTCCTGCTAAGAGGGGAGGTTCCACAGGTAAAAATTCAGTGAGCATTAAACTCTGAGTAACATAAATGCCTTTCCACCCAGAACACTTAGAAGCTGTTAAAAAGCAAATTAAGAATGACCTTAGACTTCTCGATAACTATGGAAGTGTAAAGTTGTATATCTGCTTTTATGACCAATATATGATTCCAGATTCAGAGTGGAAGGGAGTTTATCCTTGCTCTGATAAGAATGTACATATTAGTGATGTGATTGATATAGTCAATGAAGTCATGACGCAGCCATATATTATCCGGCATAACGTTATTGACGCGGGGCCATTGCCGGCTTTTTTGATGAGCAGTGGTCAGCACGAATGTGAAAAGTATGTTGAGGTATGCCTGGTTAAAAACGGATTATAAAACGACTGAAAATTAATACTATTACCATCCTATCTGTTCAAGAAGAACAAATGTCTGCGCCTCCGCCTCTCAACTTGGGGCCTCGAGTCTACGAGCCGTTCTACGGCTGCAGCAACATCACATGGGACCCAGAAACGCGCATACTTTCGTTGTGGACATACCCGCTGACCCCAATGCTGGGGACACCCCACGACCCAGTGGGGCACTTCATCTCTGACTACAACAACCCATCCAGCTGCGAGCTGGTGAAGCGCAGCGTGCTTTACCAGCTGCTGGCCGCGGTGTGTCACACCCGGACAGACATCCACGCCATGCTGCTTGGCCTCATCAACACTGGCAACCTGCCGGTGAAGCTGAGCGCCGAGTAGTGCTGAGATGACATAGAAAAAAGGCGCAATGCCTTTTTCATATTTTTAACATGTCAGCAGATGGTAGAGGTAATCACTTGCTTGCTGATAGCTCATCTGGGCCTCGCGGTTTGCTTCGAGCATTTCCTTGTAAAAGGATATATCAAGGGCAACTGCAGCCATCTGCGTTTCTAGTGCAGTCATGAGCTGTATCTCTGCTTGTTTCAGTTGTTCTGCTGTCATTTTTGTCCTGTAACCGACCTCTTGAACCCTTGCAAAAGCAGGGTAAATCAGATTGAGAGGTGCTGGCATTTTTAATAGTAATTCTCTACGCAAAAAAGGTTACGTTTTCGTGACCGAAAGGGAACCAGTTTTCGGAAAAAATATGTGCCCACATCTTTTCCGGAAATCACTTGATAGCTAATCTCATAATTCTCTTGGTCTTCTCGCGACCCATCGGCATATTTACGTTATGCATTATTAACGACCAACACTCCCTTTCACTTGTTGATATACCATTCTCTCTGGCGTTCACGCTTCTCCCCTTTTTCCGGTTAGCGCCCCGGTTAACTGCCCCTCCTTCGCAGTTACTGTGTTCAACTTCATGAACTCTTTTTCTTCGGTTGTTAAGGCCAACGTAACCTAAATAACGCCCCGTCCTTCCGCGTTAAATTGTGTCACACATCTGCTAAGTTCTTATGCTCAGCGTTCTGTGACTCCTATAACTGTTAAGATACAGCCAATTCCGAGAATATACCTTAAGTTCTCTCATTTTTTCAGTCTTTCATCCAGTGTTAACCGGATTTATAACTGAATCAAACAATATTGTCTTAGTATGTTCTGAATACTGTTTATCTGTAAAAAAATTATCCGTTTTTATGGGACATAATGTCCGTATTATACCTGCTCGCCCTGAGACCAGAACCACTTGGCTCCAAGCTCGCGCTTGATTTTGCGAAGAAACGTCTCTGTCTCTCCCATTGAGCCAATTTGCAGTGTGCTCTGGTTTTTGCCCGATGTGAATGTCAGACCGAAACCATGGGCCTTGCCCTTGGTCTGGTGTGAAACCACCATCTCAAGTGGCTGAAAGGGATTGATGGTGACCATCGTCCCCGATGTCGGGCTGTGGACGCGCGCCGTCCAGAAAGTGCCAAAGTCGTCGCGGTTCTCAATGAATTCGACAGCCATGGTTGTTGTAAGTATAATAATGTAATTTCGACTTAAATCCGTTTTTCAAGAAATGGGTAAACAAATGCTCCTAGCACCACTACCAGAACTACAATATCAACTGCTCTGACAATCTTCTTATATTTTACCGGGAGTGCATCAAACTTCTTACGATATTCAGCTGGCTTAAAAATCCCAGACATCCATCCAAGAAGGGTTGGTCCAAGTCTGTCAGTACAATCATAAAGCATATCATACCAAGCTAATGCAATATATGCTGCAGTTGCTAGAAGGAATACAGCAACACACTTATGGGCAAATGCTACTGGATGTGGTAGCCAATATACTGCCAACACAAATCCGGAAAACACCAAACACTTAGGATTCAGATACAGCGGTGTTCCAAACATACCTCCTCCCATTTATACTAACGAAACAAAGGAGCATCGCCACTTGATGCCGACCCCTTGAATGGGTCTCCTCCAGATGATACTACAACGGTTGTTTCTCCATCACTCATTCCTTCGCGAGAGAATGGTCCCTTACCTCTAAACAACCCAGCAGAAAGGATTACAAAGCAGGCTGTGAGAATGATTGAAACCACTAAATCCTTGGTTCCTACAAAACACACAGCAAAGATAGCCAGTCTGCGCAGAATCAAATTTTGAGAATATTCTTTATCATCATCGCTTAGCTCATGAACAATAAATCTGCTTCCAACGTTTAGTAAAATCAGCATAATGCCGGAAAATACTGTGCTATTGTTTAAGAGTCCAACTGCACGTTCTATGTGTTGTAAGACCATTTATTAGAAGAGGCTAAATTTCTCTGTAACTTTAGGGTCGGAATGAGGCTTTACTGTGGTCGTAGGAACAGGTGGAGTTGTCTCGTCCTTACCCTTCTCCTGGGGAAGCTTCTCCCCTTTCCCGGCTTTACCGCTGAGCATTCCTGCTAACTTACCCAAGTCTTTCGTATCTATCTTTGGCGCACCAGACTTGGGCTGTTCTTTCTTGGGCCCCTGCTCAGCCGCATCAAGATGTTCAAGTGTAGGATGTGAGCTCATTAGGTATGCTACGCCAAGAAGCAGACCAATTGGAGGGCTCTTCATAAATGCTGCCACGACTCCCAGAAGCGCAAGAACCTTCCCGACCGGACTCTTAAGAACTAGAGACACAAACTGAGGAGGAGGGTGAGTGAAAAACGCGATATAAGCTATTAGTCCAGCTACAACAAAGTACTCAGGTGTAATATTCATTTGTTCATTGTACTGCTATTTTTTCTATGCTCCTTTGAACAAGATGAACTATTCGAGTCTGGATGATGTATTCCCGGACAAACCATGGCCTAAAAAGACGCATGGTATAGCCAAAACTGAACATAAACGAGATGCAGTTCAAGAAGGTCGTGTATTCACAGACCCTCGAAAGCGAGGCCAAGCAAGTATTCAAACAATGAAAAAGAGCATTGATGACCTCACCGGAAGTCTTCCCATCACAACAGATGACGATGAATCAAACTTCAAGCCAGAACGTGTTGCTCCACTAAAAGAACATTTTACAGCAACAAAGGAAAGCTCTTCAAAACCTTTCTATCGCACAGATGATGGAACTAACTTTGCTTATGCTCCTACTTCTTTTCAAAGAGAAGCTGATGATGTGAGATTACAACGATTGTATGAACTTCTTGACAGGCAAAATATGGGCTCAGAAACTCCCGGGACGCAAGATATGTTGCTGTATATTTTTACTGGAATCTTCTTCATTTTTACATTTGATACCTTCGTAAATCTTGGAAAGCATGTTAAGTAAAAATTTGTCCCATTTTCTAACTACGCTCTCCAAGCCGGGTTTCAATAGTTGAGAACTCATCAAATGAATTCTCGAGTGTCTCAATATCAAGGCTGATGCTCCAATTAGAACCACTGGTTGGCCAGAACATGTACTGATTTCCATTCATATCATGAGTACGAAGTCTGAAGTGAAACCTATCTAGTTTTGTCAGGGGAGGAAAGAACTGAATTTCTTGGTGAGCATCTGAACTCTCATTGTATACTACAACAGCATCAGTTGGATTGTAAACAACAAACTTACCAAAAACTGAATTGGTAGATGCAGACCGGTCAGCAGCATTTGCAGTCTCGTCAGACATGTTCAGTCCCTTTGCTTCAAGAAAGAAGTATTTAGGCACTGTTGAAAGCGCTGTCGGAGTATATGATGGTTGAATATCCGGACCCTCCCATAATCTTACCAATGTACTAGTTCCATCTGAGATTTGAGGAAACTCGGCACTCTTGATATTAATACCCGTGACACGCTCATAGGCACGTGGAAGATAAACAGTATAGTTTCCATTGTTGGGATACATCTGAATATCCCTGTCTGCCGAATCAATGTGTAAGATACGAGTACGCTTTACCAACTTCTGCACAGGTCTAGAAGGAGCAATTTGAACTCCATTATAGTCGAATGAACGATTCATTTGTGTTTCAACACGAATTAAAACTTCCTGTAACGACGTGTCTTCCTGGCAATAGATTTTGGTTGACGAACAAACTGTGTCTTACCCTCTCGTTTCTTTCTGGTTGTCCGGGCATACTCTGCTGATGTCAGATGCTTAATTGCCTTAGCTGGAAGATACCGTTCTCCTGTTAGCAAAGAAGGTAATCCAGACTTTGTTGTCCAATCTTGTATTGTCCATTGATGTAAAGAATTGCGTGAACTCTTGCGTCCAACATATCGTCCACCCTGGTCCTTGTACATCTTAACTGCCATTTGTGCTTTACGAGCACTCCACTGTCCAGGATGACCTCCCTTTGAGCCCCGCGTAACTTCTGCTTTTACGCGTGACCACAATTCTGGATTTGTTCTAATCATATTATAAGTATGAAATATCTAATTGTGAAAGGAGCTTGTGGATTTGGAGACAGGCTCCAGACACTAAAAATGTGTGTGAAATTTGCTTTAGAGAAAGGACTGCAAATGTATGTTGATTGGGCTGACCCGATATGGTCTCATAATAGTGAAACATTCTATACATACTTTGATTTAGTAAATATTCCAAAGTTGAACTCTATTGATGATATTCCGGAAGATGCAACTGTTCACCCCCCTTACTGGAAAGGACAACTAAAGAAAATGCTAACACCAGATATGTATAAGATTGAAGAATTAAAAACCAATTATATCCCTGTAGTTGATGCAGATGTTCTTGTTATTTCTTCTTTAGGTATGCGTTGGATATACAACGATTCAACATTTTTTGCTAACGTTTTTAGGGTAGTTGATGACCGGATTATTTCCAAGGTATATCAGCGACAGAAGATATACAACTTAAAAGATAAGCTAGGAGTTCATCTACGAGGAACAGACCGTGCTTCTAGAATTGATAAGTCCAAACGTATGGATGGAGTAAACATCAGGCTAATGGCCGTGGGATTACTCAATGGATTAAAATGTGTAGCCTTGTCTGATGACCCAGAATACATTGCAATATGGAAGACCAAATATAAAGACTACCCGGTTCTTACAGAAGTTGGAAATCTAGGAGGCAATGGAGGAGTTCACAACAAGTCCAAAGAAGATTTGGCTATCTCAAAAGATACACTAAACGTTGACTTGCTTGTAGACTTCTTTACACTTGCTTCATGCAAGGGTATACTCAGTACATCAAAGGATTCCAGATTTGCACAAGAAGCAATGAGATTAAATAAATTTACAGATAGAATTCTTTCGCGAACTTAACATGCATATATCTCTGCTTTCCAGTCATTTTCAACGAATCAAGCACCCAATTCATCAAATGAAACCATTTATTTGCATGTAAGTCCTGAAATCTCCGGACTCTATCCTCCATTATTATAAATACATTCTCTGTATTTAAACACAGGATGATTTACATAAGTGGTCTAGTTTCTTTAATTATCCAGGGAGTAGTTGGTATCATCGACTTCCTGGCTTTAAAAATAGAATCAAAAGATGAACTCTTAAAAGATTTGCTGAAAGTTGAACTCGTAGTTCAAATTATTGAGTTTATGTTTTATATTTCATTGGTTTTCTACTTTAAGAAAGCAGCTAGAAACATTACTCCGTTTCGCTATATAGATTGGGCTATTACTACACCGTTAATGTTGATTACACTTTCTGCATTTTTGAATTACGATGATACCAAACCAACCAGATTAAGAGACTTCTTATCAGAACACGCAGATACTGTAGTAAAAATAGTTTTCCTAAATGCATCCATGTTATTATTTGGTCTAGCCGGTGAACTTGGATTTTTAAATCCGTATACATCTACTGCATTAGGATTTATTCCATTTGCCTTGAATTTTAAGCTCATTAAAGATACATTCTTACATTCCGATGATATAACAAAGAATCTTCTATTTTATTGGTTCGTAGTTGTTTGGGGTATGTATGGTGGATTTGCTGTTACAAGCTACACAATTAAAAATACCGGTTACAACATTTTGGATATATTTTCCAAGAACTTCTTTGGTGTCTTTTTGGCATATACCATATGGTCAAGGGCTTCCGTTGTACTCAAATAGCTTTCCATTCATAAAATATGAATATGTTGGCCGGTACCCGCCATCTTCTTCTTTCTTGAAGATTTCTAGACGAATTCTTGGGTGCTTCAGAGATTTTGCAATTGCGTCTTCTTTAGAGATATAGACAACAATGTCTTCCCATTCAGCACCATCAACTACAAAGAGATAGACCTCCATTTAAAATGGATAGTCTTACAGTAAGTAAATAACACTTAAAATGGTTTTGACTATCCATGGCTATCGGATACCCAAACCGGCAAATGCTCACCATATCAAAGGAGTTCTGACAGTGAAACCATATGTTCCTTCAGTCTTCGTAAAACCTCAGTTTGTTCCCCGATACAAAGTCTTTCAGGAAACTGAAGAACACCTATACATTCCAAAGCATTATGGAATCCAAGAATATGGCCCTTATACAGCATCTACCCGGAATGTTGAACAAACTCCAGAAAAGTTCTGGAAATTTACGGGTTCTTTGCGCCCTGTTCAAATCCCGGTTGTAGATTCCTTCTTGAAACCAGAACCACACGATGGGCTAATTTCCCTTCAAACTGGAGGTGGTAAGACTGTGTGTGCATTGTACATTGCAAGCCAACTAAAGCTTCCTACACTGGTCCTGGTTCACAATACATTCTTACGCGACCAATGGCTTGAACGTATTGGAGCATTCTTACCAGATGCCCGCATTGGCCGGGTTCAAGGTGAAGTCCTGGATATTGAAAACAAAGATATCATTGTAGCCATGCTTCAATCACTCTCAATGAAAGACTATCCTCCAGCAACATTCAAGAGTATCGGTCTAGTAATTGTAGATGAATGTCATCATATTGCGTCTGAAGCATTCAGTCAATCAATCCCAAAAATCACTTCGAAATATATGCTAGGCCTTTCTGCAACTCCCGAACGCAAAGATAGACTAATGCATGTAATCAATTGGTTTCTGGGACCAATGCTCTACAAGTCAGATACAGCAGACAAGATTGATAATAAAGTTAAAGTCGAATACTTTGAGTTTGACCCACCGGATAAGGAGTTTAATACCATCATCTACAACGACGCGAATGTCATGTTCACTTCACTGATGATTAACAAGGTTGTAGATTATGAACCACGCAATAAGTTCCTGATTGAGATTCTGAAAGATGTCTTTGAAGAAAAGAACAGACAGGTACTTGTGCTTACAGACCGGGTAGAACATACTAAGAAGCTCTTTGAAATGCTTCCACCTGAGATTCAAGCTCTTGCTGGAATTCTGGGACGCGATGTAAAATCAGAACAGCGTACTATACTCTGTGAAACCAAACGTATTTTGATTGCTACATATGCAATGTGCAAGGAAGGATTTGATTTAGCCACGTTGAATACTCTTCTTATCGCAACATCCAGGCCCGATGTAGACCAGATTGTTGGGAGAATTATGAGAGTAGAAAAGGAAACACGCAAAGTTCATCCGCTTATTTTAGATGTAGTTGACCCAGCTTTTCGGAGGCAGTTTCAAGAACGTCTTCAACTTTACAAGAAAAGAAATTATCAGATTGAGAAGGTTTTACTAGAGTAAGCATCTCAAGAGGAATCCATTGACCAACAAAATAGGTATGGTTTGAATTGCCGGGCATCAAACACTGGCAATGCGTTGCAGTAGTTGCCAAAACAACAAACTTGGTTTCATAAAATTTGTGAATAGCATACATTTTTCCTTTATAGTGTATCTTCGTCAAAATCATATTGGGATGTATAATCATTATAATCTCGGACAGCCCTGTCTCCATAATCACCATAGTCTACTTGAAGAATTGTTCCATCTTCTGCAATGGGTTGGTCACCATTCTCAACATAGTCACGCTCATCGCTATATCCTTCTTCAGGCCTATTTACATCAACCGGGACAGTTTCATCGGGTTCTTTGTAGTTCAGCTCGCGCACAAATCGTTCACGGTCAACATTTGTAATAAGGAATTCGGAAAGCCCAAGCTCAAGTAATCTTTGCGTAAGTTCACGTTCAGCATCATTCATCGAACGGAATGCAGCCTTTAGCGTATTACGTTCCTTGGCCCGGAGCTCAAAGTCCTCTTTCTCTGCTGCATCTTTTGATAGAAGAATCATACGTAATGTTAAGTCATTTTTCAGAGCATCATTCACAGCACGTGTTAGTGGAGCACTTGCCTTGACTGTATGCATGAGTTCAAAGAAAAATCCCTTTGCTATGTCACGAATCAACGAATTGGACTCCGCAATATCAATCCGGACAATATGTTTTTGAAGTTCTTTTTGCTCTTTTACTGACATAGATGTTTTAGATAAGAATGCTAGCAGTCTGGATGTAACTGTTACAAATGCAGCTCCATCTGCTGTCTTTATGAAGTCTGCTAGTAAGGGGAAGCCAGGTGGAAGCCCGAGGGAAACTCTTTTGCGGATAGCCACATCAGGTACAGACTCAGAAGGTACAGTACTATCCACAGGTTCGACGAATACACTGTATGGAGATGGTTCAATTTTTGACTGGAGCCTAACTTCTGATTGTGTAACATTCGGAAGCCGCTTTGTACTCCAGGTGGTAGAAACTCTACTAATTTTACAGTGCATTGGTTTTTCTTCTTCAAGTGCTTCTCCGGGTTGATATACCGGGTTGTCAACAGATTCAATAGGTAAAACTAATGTATTCTTAGGAGCCTCTGCTTCGGGTGCTTCATATCTCTCACGAGCACTTTCAAATAACGGCTTATTTTGCTCTGCAAAAAACTTAATCCACTGAAGAGACTGCTCTTGTAATGTTTTAGATTTCTTAAGAACCTCGCGAAGAATTGTTGCCACATTTCCACGATAGGAACCCGGAAATGATTCAAACGTCTTTCGTAGCAAAACAAGAAGTGCATTCAATAACTGGCAGTCTTCCGGGTCATCTGAATCACGAGGATATCCAGCAGTGCTGAGTGGGCGATTACCTATGTTTCTTTTGGGTATAAGGAAAGGGTTGTGTGCCTGTAAAAGAACTACAGCCCCAGCTATACCCAAAGAACCCTCCACTAACTCCTGCTTCTCCTTTGCTATAGACTTGCTTGCAGCTGCACGTGCCTTTAGTCCAGCAGAGAGCTTGCGAATCAGCTGAAGAACGGGCATAAGTTGTTTTTCATCAGGTAGGACTTGTAAGAATGTCAAAATTGTAAACAGCAATGATTCCCCGGCATTATCTGCATTGAACAACTTCTTTAACTCTGCTAAAGAATTCACAAAGTTATCTGTACTAATCATCTCGGTTTCCAAAGCAGAGTATTCCATCACTAAATGGCCATCTTCATCATATTCCTTAACTGCATTGTAGGTGTCTGCATTGATTTCTTCTCCGCAAAACCGGCAAGTACGTTTACCATCAATTGATACTGTCCACTCTGCATAAAACTTGAACTTGTCTTCCAATGCACCACGAAGGACTTCAATCGTGTGAAGGCATAATACAAACTGTCCAGGCACATCATAGTACAGCCGATTCTCAAGTGTTAAGTCGCGTACAATTTTCTCAAGAGCCTCTGCCTTATCTTCAGATTCCCGGTTAGGGTCTTCTTGAATTACTAAAGCATCTCTACGCCGCTCCGATTGAACAAGGTGCTCAAACTTCTGATACTTAATGGCTTCAGCAATGATAGGAACCTGGAATTGTTTCAGTAGTTTTTGATACTCAACCAATAGGTCATGTTTAGTTGATTCTTTCCATGCTGTACGCCCCTTATAAGCATCAATTACCTTCTCTTGCATAATTGTGCTAACAGGTATACATTGGCCAGAACTTCCTTTTACAGGTCGATAAATTCCACTGGATAAAAAGCTATCAAAACTCGAAGTAAGCATCATACAAATTTCAGGCTTTGATTCCGGAAATGATGCAGTTGGTACCTCAGAGAATGGAGACACAGCCAAACTCCCAGCAGATGCCGACTCAGATAACAAGAGCTTTGAAACAAAGTAGCCGCCATCCACTTGCTGTGAGAGCCATAATCTAGAATCATAACCGGGATTCCAATCACTATACACCTTAGTCAGAACTTCAGAAGGAGCATCAGGAGAATCACGTCTGAACTTTAATTCCAGAATTGGCATAGCAACATCCTGACGTTCTACAGGAGGAAAGCGTTCCTTCCACGCAACCCAAGGAATCTGGCTCAACTTAACATCATATAGCTTCAGTAACTTAGAACTTTCATACGGATTTGTACTGGTTGGAATCACATGCTCCATAATGGCTGTGACACTTGGAAAGGAATCCAGAAGTGACACGTCTGTCTTTACAAAGGTTGGCTGATTAGACTTTAGAAATGGGTGGTCTAACAAAGGCCTAGGAAGTTCCGGGCGCTCACCCAAATAGAAACCAAGTGTCTTAATCTCATCAGCAGTATTGGGTATTTCAACAGTTATGGTGTCATATGTTCCATCATCCTTTATGATGGTCTTTGTTGATAGATAGTTTCCAAGCGCTGTTACTGGCTTTAGTCCTTCTGCATTCAAAAGAGTGGCTTTGCTGCTGAGCATACGACCATCTTCTGTGCTGGTAAAAGGCCGAGGAAGAGCACCAATCATACGAGGATAGTAGTTCACACTGGGCCTATTAGCAAAGATAGGACGCCATTCCTTGTCGTATGAATATTGTTTGTAATCAAAACTGGAATATACGGGATTAACCCACGGGATGTTAATAGACTTCCTGGCCGTATTAATAATGTAATCTGAATCCGTAGCAACAATCAGACCCTCATATGCTATCTTGAGCCGGTCTTTGAACTGCTTGAGTTCCTTGATTTCATGTTTAGTCACCTTGCCCTTTGGCAAAGTTTTCTCGAAGTAATCAGTTAGCTGGGAATCCAGCGTAAAAAATCTGGTTTCTTCGGATTTTTGGATTTCTTCTTCGAAGTCGAAGGTCTCTAAAACTTCGAATTCGCTTGGGTCAAATATCAGGACGTCTGCCATTATTCTATAGTCCCTTTTCTACTATGTCACAATATTCGTGAATGGTTATCTGAACCTCCTTTAGGAAAGTTTCCGGCTTCTTCTCAGAACACCATCGAACAACCATAGTTGGCTTCATAGGATGAGGGATGTCGTACGATACAAAGTTCACATCCTTTGAGTGATACATAACCTCTTGAACCAGAGCGCCAACCGTATGGCCTCCCTGGTCAAGCTTTACGTTGTATACGTTCTTCTCAGGCTCATATGCAATCTTCTCAAGGGCGTTATTAACCCAAGAATCAACCTGCTGCTTGAGCTCTGTAACTGCAAGCTTCATAATGTCCTTTGGTGGAAGAACACCAACCGTCTCAACAGAGACATCAATCCAGTTAGGTCGACCAATCTCATCAATTGAGTATGACTTCTGGATATAGAAGTTATCAAAGACTCGAGGGTCGCCACCACCCTCTACATACTTAACCTTGTCCTTCTCGGCTCGCTCAGGGTCAACATGATATGCCATACTTGCTGTACAGACCTGTGAGCCCTTCTCTACTGCAAGCTTCGCCTTGACATACACCTGCTCACCCTTGCGTACACGGAGGAATAGCAGTGGAGTCTTCAGGTCCCGGTCACGCATAATGACATTCTCCCGACCAGACTCAATTACAAAGTCATCTGTGGTGACAACTGTATCTTCTGGCTGTGGATATAGCCGAAGCCGGATATTTGCATCCCGGATAATCGTTGAATCAGTATGAAGAACATCAATTGGTAGAACCTCCATACGATGCTTTAACATCTCGTGGGGCATCTGTGTTGTGTTCTCCAGAATCTGAACATCTCGCACAACTACTGTTGGAATCTCACTCAGCATCACCCGACGTACGCCATTCACGAAAGTGAGTGGAAAGTTACGAAACTCCGAAGTCATGTAAATAGCATTCTTTTTGGGAACAGAAAAGGTCGCCATTGTTTTTACACAATAGTTTCGTTATCATGTCAATCCGTTTTTTCCTTGCTTGAAACAACGAATGTCTCAACCATACCTTTTTTACAGCGAAAGATGCCCTCATAGTAAGCAGATTATTGAAACCTTAAAGGGACTCAATAAGGCCGGGTTATATAAGTTTGTACTAGTTGAGCAGCTTGCTCGTAATCAAATTCCGGCATTTTTAAAGAAGGTGCCGACCCTGTATGTTCCGGACACTAAGGAGGTTGTTGTAGGACAAGACATCTTTGGATATATCAGCAAGCCTACTTCTGCACGCAAAGAGCTCCCAACCAAGGGTGCAAATGGCGCCCCCACAGGTGCCGCCCCGACCGGAGATGTATCCGCCTGGGGATTTGAAGGTTCTGGCCGTCTATCCGAATCATACTCTATGTGGGAAACCCCTAATGCTTTTGCATCAGATGGTAATAGTCAATATACATTTATTGGTGAAATGTCTAGAACTCCAGAGCTTGCCCGCGATGCAACAAAGTCTGAGAACACTATCAAGTCAAAGACCGGGTCAAATGACGACGTAAGTTCACGGCTAGAAGCCCTTCAGAGTCAGCGTAAAAACGAATTTTCTGGCATCTCACGTGTATAACAATAAGAAATGTCCAAGAAGATTCTCATTGAAGCTTTCTTCAGTCAGTTCAACTCCTTCATGGGGGAACTAAAGCAAATGTATCCTGATGATGAAGATTTCCCGGTCTTCATCACCACGCTGTCTCTTATGAGGTCGACAAATCCTATGCTTGTGCTGAACTACGTGAAGAGTGAAATTATTGACCCATATGGTGCAAAAATTGCTGTCCGCGACGAATCATTCTTCCTGAACCAAGATTACACGGCTCGGGGAGATGTCGATTTGAACGTTGTAGATAAGCTTAAGCAGTATATTGCCGGCATGTCTCCTGAGACCAAAGAGACTGTCTGGAAGTATATTGAGATTATCACCAAATTGTGTAGCAAAGCTCTGGATGCCTAAAAACGGATTTAAAAAGTATAAAAAAGTTAGTTTAAAGCTTCCTTCAAAATGGCAAGCCGCTCACCAAGCCCGCCGTACTATGGCGCCTACCGTCCTCAGATATCTGAGGTCTGTCCAGGTGATTACGAAGAAATGCTAGAGGAACGGAAGAACAGCCCACCATCGGAGCTGCCAGCGTTTGAGGGCGACCTCTCCCACCTGATGAACTCCGTGTCCTCGCTCAACTACGACAAGCTGGGCAACCCCACCCTGAGCGGCGGCTTGATGGGCAAGAAGCGCGCCGAAGAAGCGAGCAAAAAGCTCAAAACGGCTGCTAGTGACTTACTGCTTGACTTACAGTTGCACAGTTCCTCCCACGAGGATGGCATGAAAATCCCACACAAGCTTTTCATTGAGCTGAAGGACTTTCTTACCAAGTTAGCAAGCTTATAGTCCCACACACGGGACATTTTTAATTCATCTTAAACCCATACAAATCATTAGGCTGAAGTTCATGAAGTTCTTTTAGCGCATCCTCCATCTTCTTAAAGTTACGGAACAAAATCTGATTCACTTCTGCTGGTGACCATTTTTCATGCAAAGACTCATCGGTAATCTTAATATACGGAAGGTCATAGAAACTTTGAACCATTTCACAAAGTATCTCAACAGAGCACTTCTTGAAATGAACAATCATATCAATGCGTCCCGGACGAATTAGTGCACTATCAATACGTTCCGGAAAGTTGGTCGAAATTGCAATAATTCTTCCACTTGATTCCAAAGTACCGTCAAGAAGGTTCAGCAAAAATGATAGGTCAATTGGATTCTCTTCCTCTTCCTTAATATTCCCAAACTCATCCATCTTAATCTCCTTCTTTGCTACAGGCTTCTTCAACTCACGACGCAATACAACATCACCCATTGCATCGATGTCCTCGATAACATACATGCGCTCGTTTACCGGAATCGTGTAGCGTTCCATCTTTCCGTTATCCCATACATTAATTTCATCATTAAAGAACAGATGGTTCAATTGGTCCTTAGACTTAATCTCAGACAGATGAATGTTAATGATATGACGCTTTCCAACATTTGCAATTGCCTTGATAGTTGATGTCTTTCCACAACCCGGGGGACCGTGAAACATAAATCCAAGCGTATGAGGAATACCCTTTGCATCGTACCAATCCTTGCGGTTCAGAAAGAACTCCGTATGGTCACGTACATTTTGGCGCTGCTCAAAGAACACATTATCAAATGTCCGAGAAGTTGTGAACTTGTGCTTGGTAAACATGATATGAGATGTTGGTAGTGGATTCTGAATTCCATCGCGCTTTTTGCTCTGAACCATCATGTTGAAAAAATACTTATTGGTTCCCAGCTTATTCTGCATATGACGTTCATAGTCTGTCATACAACTATCAACATACGTCTGTAGAACAAAGCTTTCCCGGTCATAACAAAAAATCTTAAACTTTAGAACATCAATTCCATTATCCCCTTGCTTCAGCTCCAGTAGCTGGAAGTACAAATCATTATCAATCTTAATGGATTCATACTCATTTGGAAGGTAATCATGGTGAATGGTAGAAAGCAAATGACGAATCGTAGGAACCTTAGATACTGAATGAATTACAGCATCCATACGATTCTGAAAAAATGTAGCCTGTCCCTTCTTCTCTTCCTTCCGACGTTCAAACAAAATCTCAGAGTTAATTTCCTTGTTAGGAGGCGGAGGACTAGCAGAGTTTTTGGGTGCACGCTTACAAGATGAAAAGAGATAAGCAGACCAAATAGGAAATGTTTGTGACAACTTCTCAAACATGGATACTGCTAGAAAGGATTTGATACCTCCGCCAGAACCCAGAATAAGCTGAGTTTTCAAGAGGTCTGCAATTTGCTGGTTCATTTAGTTAGGATAAGTCTTCAATGTTTAGACTGGATACACATATCCAAAGTTGGGATATTTATATGAACCGGCTTTGAGCGCTTTAGACGCAAAGATTCAGATGCCTTCTCAATGACATCATTTGAAAGTGATACATACTTCTTTACATCGCGAAGAGGTCCTTGGATGTTCATAGAAGGAAACAACATCCGGATAGGAGGGAGACTAGAAAGAATTATATCATTCGTAGTTGAAATGTAATTCCGAAATTGTTCAATATCCAGTGGTCCACCAAACATACGCAAAAGTGCACGCGGGGGAGCCGGAGAAATTGGGTCAGTGTACAAAGGAGCATATAGATAGTTTAGAAGCGCATGACGATTCCAACGAGTTCCATCTGAGATAGTCTGTTCTGCATAAAGATTAGCTAGAGCACATTCCGGGGAACAAAAATTTCCCTCGCAAGTATAGATGTGTTTGTATGCTTCATACGAAACTGGAGATACAAACTGACGACCATTAAATTTATAACAGCACCAAAAACAAGCAGTGTGTTCTGAATATTCACGAGTATTGTGAATCTTTTCCAGAATTGGTTTCAATAGTTCATTATCAAACCGTTGAGCCGTGCTTGAAACTTCCACTGAATGCAAAATATCAGAATACGTCATAACATCGCCTACTGGAAGAATACTATTCGTATCTTCAGTAGGGATTCGCAGAAAAAATATAACCGGAGTTTCTTTGACCGGTTCAACCTTCTTAACTTTTTTAGAAGGCATTTTAATCCTTTTAAGTCCACAACGTAAAAATGGAATTGAAAATTATATGAAAATGGCTGTTATAGGGGTTTTGTGTGTATTTGCACGCATGAAAGCCTCAGAGTTCGCACTTGCGTTCGTCTTTAGCGTGATGTTGGCAGTGCTCCTGTGGGAGATTGTCGCCGCGTTTGACCGGGCCACACGACGCATCATAGGTGTCTTCGTGTGGCTTCTCTTGGCATTATCCCGCCCACTGCGGTGGCTGTGCTTCAAGATACTCCAGGTGGCTGTTTTGGCACTCATACTGGGTTTCGTGGCTTTCTTGGTCGCAAACATCAAAGGCATTCCAATCATTTACCTGTTCAAACCGCCTCCCCAGTTTTAAAACTGCTGGGATTGATGTCATACGCCTTCGGGCCATTTTTCATCAATTAAAACGGATTATTACGTTTCCAGATTTGATGTCATTACAAAATGGACAGTCTACCAGATACTCAACTGGTCGCGATTATTGCGTTTGCTGCCGGCATGCTAAGCAGCATGCTCGGTATGGCAATAGCAACATGTGCAGGGCATCAGAAGCCTGAGCCCGTTGTGGACGTCACAGAGCTCTTCAAAAAGCTACCTTTGCTTCCACCCGAGACAGAGGATGATGATACGGATGACTTCCAAGAATACCTGACTGAGCGCCTCGCAACAAGTCAGACCTTTCGGCTAAAGATGGTTCAGGGCATGGCCCGGCTCCACAATAACCACCCCAAGGTTTACTCCGAGGTGATGCGCCGATAGAGCAAAACGGATTTAAAAAGTCCAAATATTTTTATACTTACTACCGCCATGGCTACACTCGCAGATGCCCAAGAGGAGCTGCGCATTGCAAAAGTGATTTTGCAGATTGCCAAGGAGAACCACTACTCAAAAGTGGTCACATACCTCGAGCAGAACGTGCTCAAGGCCCAGAAGGCTGTGGATGCCTTTGGAGGATTCTCACCCAGCAAGATGCTGTTTGACTTCTTCGAGATTGTCGCGCCGCGCTCACCGCAGCCAGAACTACCATTCACGACTGTCAAGAGCACAACGCCCATTCAGGTTGTCGTGAACTACAGCGAGCCGCACTATGTGTAATACGCCTTCGGGCAATTTTTCTATTCAAAAACGAATTTACATGGTACCATCTCAGCAAATCTCAACAAGATGTCACTCGCTCAGACATACCGCAAGCATAGTCACCGTGAGCACATTCTCAGCCTTCCCGATACGTATATTGGGAGCATTGAGAACTCCACGGAAGAACACTATATCGTACAAGATGATTCATTTGCTGCAAAGACACTGAACTTCAATCCTGGCTTCTACAAGCTGATTGATGAGCTGCTCGTCAATGCACATGACCACGTTGTACGCCTTCGTCAGAACAAGTCCGAAAACCCGGTAAAGAATATCAACATATCTTCAGATGGAAAGACATTCACTATCCGCAATGACGGCGAATCAATTGATGTTGAAAAGCATCCTGAATATGACGTATACATTCCTCAGCTTATCTTTGGTGAGCTCCTGACTTCTACCAACTATGACAAGGAGGAAAAGAAGCTGGTGGGCGGCAAGAACGGTTACGGCGTCAAGCTAGTCAACATATTCTCACAGAAGTTTGAACTGACTATCGTTGATGCCAAGCGCAGCCTCAAGTACAATCAGACTTTCGAGAACAATATGTCTAAGGTTGGCCCCCCAACCGTCAAGGCATGCAAGACTAAGCCATTCGTTGAAATCATCTGGACACCTGACTTTACAAAGTTTGGCTGGACAGATAGCATCCCGGAGCCTTTGCTTCAGGTTGTTCAACGCAGAGTGTATGACCTTGCTATGACCGTCGGCAAAGACGTCAAGATTACTTGGAATGATAACCATATCAAATTCAAAGACCTGGCTACCTATGCTTCTTGGTATCTTCCCAAGGATTCTACTATCATCGTAGACAACCCTCAACTTCACTGGAATATTGCACTATCCGATTCACCAACTGACAAGGCATTCAACGTGTCCTTCGTCAATGGTATCTGGACTCGCTCCGGTAAGCACGTGGATGAAATTACCAATCAAGTCGTAAACTTTATTGTAACCCATATTGAAACCAAGAAGAAGATTAAGGTCAAGCCAGCATTGGTTCGTGACTCTCTAGCCGTGTTTATTCACTGCTTTGTGGAGAACCCGGCTTTCAGCTCTCAGACCAAGGAGGTTCTAACTTCCAAGACCTCCTGCAAGATTTCTGAAGACTTTCTGAAGAAGGCAGTATCAAAGCTTGGCATTGTAGAAAAAGTACTAGAGGCTCAGAATATCAAAGACGCAAAAGACCTCAAGAAAACTGATGGTAAGAAGACTTCTAAGATTTCTGTACCAAAACTTGATGATGCTACATTTGCCGGTACAGCCCGCAGCCATGAGTGTACGCTCATTCTAACTGAGGGAGACTCAGCTAAGGCAATGGCTCTATCTGGTCTATCCCAGGAGCAACGCAAACTATACGGAGTCTTTCCTCTGCGTGGTAAGCTATTGAACGTCAAGGATATGACTTCTAAGAAGATTGAGGCAACTGAGGAAATTGCAAACATGAAAAAGATTATCGGTCTGGAGTCCGGTAAGAAATACAAGGATGTTAAGTCCCTGCGTTATGGTTCTATCCTAATCATGACCGACCAAGATTATGACGGCTCACACATTCGTGGTCTGCTTATCAATATGTTCCATGAGCTCTGGCATCAGCTGATCGAGATTCCTGGCTTCATTACGTACATGGCAACTCCGATTGTCAAGGCATCAAAGGGAACCAAGACTTTGGCGTTCTACTCTCAGTATGACTACGAAGAGTGGCGTAAGGAAAACCCCACGTGGAAGGTTAAATACTACAAGGGATTGGGTACTTCAACCCGGGACGAAGCAAAGGAATACTTCAAGTCAATGAACGTTGTCAAGTATACATATTCTGATGAGTCGGACAAGTCTATTGAACTAGCCTTCAACAAGTCTATGTCTGATAACCGCAAGGAATGGCTTAAGACTTATTCTCGTGCAGACATCCTACCAGCAGGTGATGTCACATATGAGAACTTCGTAAACAAGGACTTGATTCACTTCTCAAACTACAATTTGGAGCGTTCAATTCCTAACGTGATGGATGGTCTGAAGACGTCTCAACGCAAGATTCTATTCTCTGCTTTGAAGAGGAATTTGAAGAGTGAAATCCGAGTGGCTCAATTTGCTGGTTATGTCTCTGAGCATTCCGGTTACCATCACGGCGAGGCATCACTGAATGACGCTATCATTGGTATGGCTCAGGACTATGTTGGTTCCAACAATCTAGCCTGGCTTGTACCTCAGGGACAGTTTGGTACTCGTCTCCAGGGCGGGAATGATGCAGCATCTCCCCGTTACATTCACACTTATCTCCAACCCTATATCAGCTCTCTAGTTCCAGCAGATGACCTAGACTGCCTAAAGTATCGAGATGATGATGGCTTACCGGTTGAGCCTGAATGGTATGCGCCTGTTCTACCTATGCTTCTAGTCAACGGAGCGCGTGGTATTGGCACTGGTTATTCAACGTACATTCCCCAATGCAACCCTAACCATCTTCTAGTTGGTCTCCAGCGATGGCTGAAGAAGGAAGTTACTCTTGCAGATATCAATCTTGAGCCATGGTATCGTGGATTTACTGGCAAGATTGAGAAGTCCGGTTCAGACTTCACTGTGAAGGGCAACTGGACAGTTGAGAAAGACATGATGACAATTACTGAGCTTCCAGTAGAGACTTGGACATCTGACTACAAGGAGTGGCTTGATAAGCAGGTGACCGAAGGAACCATTAAGGACTATACTGATACTTCAACTGACATGGTTGTTTGTATCAAGATTAAGCTTACTGGAACTCCTGAACATCTCAAGATTATCGAGAAGTCACTAACAGGCAAGATTAAGCTGTCAAACATGCATGCATTTGATTCCGAGTGTGTCATCAACAAGTATGAAACTCTGCATGAAATTCTGGATGAGTTCAGTGTCATCCGCCTTAACCTGTACAAGAAGCGCCGTGCTCATTGCTTGGAGCAGATGCGGGCCCAGCTACCATTCCATGAGAATGTTGTACGCTTCATTGAGCAGCAGAGCGCTGATGTTCCAATCCCAGACCTTCGTCGAAAGACCCGGGAGGAGTGTGACACTCTGCTTGAGAAACAGAAGTTTGCTAAGATTTCTGATTCTTACGATTACCTGATGGACCTCCCAATCAAGTCTATCACAGTAACTAATGCTCGCAAGCATCAGGCTGACCTAGAAGCTCTTCGTGGAAAGATTGCTAACCTTGAGAAGAAGACCCCGGAACAGCTCTGGTTAGATGACCTCGAAACGTTTTCAGGGTTGTATTCTAAGAAGAAGTAATGGCTAATTCGAACGACTTGAGAGGAAAGACATATCTAGAACTCTTGGCAGAGAATGATGCCGAAGCCCGGAAAGACTTCGAACCCAACGCAAAAGATTTGTTGACAGCTAATTTTGTAGAATATGATGACCATGTAGGAGGCCATGATGCGCATCCTGATGAGCTAGAAGACCAACATGAATTTCAGAAACCACAGGGAAGTCACCAAGCAGCTTCTCTGATGCCGGAAGCACCAAAGAGTACGCATACATCAACAACAGCAGTTCAGTATGATAAGCATGTTCAAATTCATGTGATGTCAATTGATTCCAGATTTCGTACAGACCAAGGAGACAATCCATCAAACTTTTTATTCAAGTTGCTAACGCCGATTAAAAATGTAATCTCTATCCGGCTTTCAAGCTTAGAAATTCCAAATACGTGGTATACATTCTCTAAAATTCGTGGCAATATTTCAATGGTTGTGACTATATATCCGGGAGTAGGTACTGGTATTGCAACGTCAACTATTACAAATCGTGTTCTGATAACAGAGGGTAACTATGCAGTGAACAATTATTTACCAAATGACATCTTAATCGAATTATACAAGCAATTAAATTCTTCATTTCCGGGTGTTAGCTTTAGTGTCTTATTCAGTGCTATTACTGGAAAGATAACTATTTCATGTTTTACAAATACCAGTCCTCCAAGTGGTGGATATACATATCTCAACCAAGCATCTGCACCTACGGAAAGTCCAATAAATTTTTCAATTAATTTTGCAGATGGTATTTTTTCAACCAGAGACAACAACTGGGGATTAGGGTTTAATTTAGGGTTCCGGTCTCAACAGGTAGGTTATATTACAGATGGAGACCTCGTGTCAAGTATAACAGGAGATGCCGTTGTTGATGTGATAGATGCAAACTATGTATTTCTTTCACTAAACCCGGACTGGAAAGTGGTTGAACACAATCAACCGGACAGAGCACAAACAGCTGCCTTTGCTAAAATTATAGTAGATGTCCCGAAAAATGATATTGTGTACGACACTGGTTCGAACACAGTAACAAAGCAATACTTTATGAGACAACCAACCAATATTACTGCATTTAATATTTCTATAGTTGATGAATACGAACAATACGTTCAGCTTCAAGGTGGAAATGTTTCTATGTCACTTGAAGTTACTGAAGTTCTGCATTCTTCATTGTATGAATCTATGAGGACGTAAGGGTTACTTCCAATTGTGTTAAATTTTGTACAGTGGTTTCTTTATCTGCTTGCTTTGATAGATACTTGGCCATAATACTGAGAAGCTGATTCTTTTCAGTATTTAGTGTTGGAGAAGTTACTGTAACCACATTAGCTTGAGGAGCCGGGACAGAAAAAAATGTTCTTGCAGTTCCACGATTCATTTATGCAATTGTATTTAGAATAATTTCATATGTTACCGGTGTTGCTCCGCTTGTTTCAACAACTGTTGGGTCCACGGAGAATGTTACACCTCCGAATGAAATTTCTAAGGCCTGATTTGCTGTAGCACCCCCAAAAGAAGGAAGGGTGGCTAGCTGATATCTACGAAGCTTTTGCATTTGGAATTGAACATAGATACCAAGAGACTGTCCTACTGACCACTGAGCACCATACACATCTGCTGTTGTTCCCATTGCAGTTTCCAGAGTCGGACTTCCGGATACTCCAGTAACAACTGTACTATTTAATCTCGCGCCTTTTGCAGTGCTAGTTACCAGACCTGCACCAACAGCTTGCTCAAAAAGAGACTGAATAGCGCCACTTAGACCAGCATACTCCTCTGTCTGGCCTTCAGTTGGGATAACAATGCTATCTCCTACAACTCCGCTGAGTGCAGCAGTAGTTACTTCTGTAGATGTAAAACTCTTGATAGCTTCTTCTGGAATGCTCGCGAGAACATCACTCTCTCCAGTAACTCCGGGAGTGGTATACGTGAATCCACCAATTGACTGAAACTGGTAATCCAAAGAATGGCAGTTACTTGACTGGTCTCCCTGTACATAACCTAGAGCTGTGCTGTATGCATATGATGTTCCTTGCGTTGCTCCAGTTAGACCCATTGTTAGGGCATCGAACCAAGAGCCAGTAACTGTATTGAGAATAAGTGCTAGGTCCGGGATTGGCTGTGTGCCAGATGCGCCGGATAACCCATCAAACCGGTTGCTTGAATATGCAAGTATCGTGTCCATCTTAGACTTAGGAACATCTAATACAATTGTTTCATCTGCTGCAATAACTAGAGGCACCTCGCCAAGAATATTGTATGAGTACGTTTGTCCAGCAGTAGGTGTAAATAAGTAATTTAGAGAGATTGTTGGCGCAGTTGCCGGTTCTACAGGTGGGTCTACTCCCTCTTCCATACTAATGGTATCTACTCCCTCTTCCATACTAATGGTATATTGTTCTCCATCTACGAATTTGTATACCAATCCACTATCTGCATTCATACCAACCACAAAAGATAAAGGATTTCCTAGAGAAGTTGCATCAAATGTGGCACCAGATAATCCCCAACCAACTGAATCTGTGTAAAGCATGGGGATATTTAGAGTTGCCCCACCACCCTCTGACGAACCTATTACTGTAAGTGGTACAACACCATCCGCAGCATATGTATTTCCTAAAACATTCGAACTGTCATAAAACTTTACTACGTTGGTATATGGGATTTTTACAGATGTAAGTATGTTAGTTCCGGAACTGAAAGTTGCAGCAAATCCAGGAACAACCGCTTTTATAGCTGGATCGGCAACTATAGAGTCTGTGTATTCGCCAGCATTAACTTGAGTCAAGACTCCAGTTAATACCGTAGTACTCCCACCCGTAACACCACTGATGCTTACATTGTAATTAACAGTTGTAATACCAGCAGCAACAAGTGGAGAAAGGTCAAATGTAGAACCTCCAACTGGGCTAAAAAGTGATATACTATCATATGTTAAGCTACCTCCAGCAGTTGTTCCAAGAGTTGCATAGGCATCTTGAATTACTACTGACCCTGTTGAGGTAGACTCAATATCAGCTAAATCAATTGTTGAACCACCATTTGAAATAGTACCACCATTCATCGAAAACTCAACATATGTAACAACCCCGGTTGTTACGTTATGTGTAAACGTTCCGGAATATGTTGATGTCATTTATCTTAAAAATAACAATATAAACTAAGGAGCAATGCCCTCTTATTTTACTGTGACAGGGGCTACTCCCCAAATTACAGCTGTGTGTGATTCTGCACTTGATACTGCATTTCTACTAGAAATCGTTGCTGATTTTAAGAAGATTTTAGGATATATGCCGGTTGGTACATTCCCAATAACAGTCCGTGCAAACATTCAGTTTGAAACAGACGCAACAGTAACGGAGACCGTTGTTCTAGATTTGGCTGGAACTGTAATCCTGCTATATTCACAGCTATTTAAGGAACCCTATCCGGAAATGCCACTCACAGAGTTACAACGTGGAAGAATTAATGCCATTTGGACAGGTATTGGACATCCAGAAAATATAATTCCTACATAACAAATGAACTTTGTTCGGCCTGACTCTGTCGAGAATAAGTATAACCTAACATCTACATCCCAGCAGTTCCCAAACAGCAAGAATACAGGTCGTGTTCCCAATATGTCCGACCCAGCTCTCCAGGAACTTGCTGCAAGACAGTATTCTTTATACGAAGAGAGGCCGGCCCTTGCTGGTTCTGATATGCGCCAAGAGCTGATTGGTAATGTTCATACTGCAACACCCTTAAACACCGTGTTCTTTAGCCATGCCAATCTTGATAAGCTCCAGCAGTCTATTCAGGACCAAGTCTTTGCCATGTCCGGGAACAAGCATCGCATCGACCGTCAGAATGATGACGATGTAAAACTTATTATGCGTTCATACTACATGATGTTTGGTCGTAACAACCCCAATACAGTTGCTTCAGACCTCGCAGACCTGAATGCGCGTGTAGTCGGTTATGCATCTGCCAAGATTTTTAGCGAGCTGGACTTCTACATGTTCTACCGCAAGGATATCGAGGAGTTTGCCCCACCTATTGCCAACCCAATGAACGTTCACGTGTTTGGAACTCGCTATGGTGAACTTAAGTCTTTCTTTTAAGTAATGGTGTACGCAACTGTACATATGTTGATTATCAACGAAGAGAAATACATTGATGGAGCATGTATTTCTGCATATACATACCGTAAATTTGGCAATCCGGACATCGAACATGTTGTCATGATTGATAAAACTATAAAGGATACTAAAAAACTAAAAAGATTTTTTGATAAGATTGTCACTGTTGACCCAATCTACGTAAAAAGTAGCTTTGAGCTATCATCTGCTGAACGTGTTGAAAAATACGCTTCATGGATTGATTATGCAAACACTAAGTGGTACTGTCTAATGCTTAAAGAATACAAGAAGGTTCTATTGGTTGATGTCGATACCCTTGCTATGAAAAGTTATGGCCACGTATTTGGCGTAGAAGCGCCGGCTTGGTCTATCGTAAACATGGATGCACATCGAGACCTAAATAAGTCTGCCTTTTTCCGGAAATATAGCAGAACTGGAACCATCCTAGATGATACCGTATTAAAACATTATTCTGATAACAACATTTGTGCAGGGGGGTTTACTGGCGCCTTACCAGTGAATGCAAGTGTTGTACTATTAAAACCTTCGATTACTGACTTTAAAAAATTGATTAAAATGATAGATAGAAACGTCAAAAAGAATGGGTATTACAAGGCAATTGTAGATGGTCTTGTTCCAAACGGTCCAGATGAAAGTTCTATTTATGAATACTACAAGTGTGTCAAAAATGTCTCAGTAACCATTCTTGGAACAGAGTTTCTTACTTCTGAGCATAAGCGTATGACTAACCACCCAGTATGGAGAGGCATTGACCCGGTCATTACAAATTATTCAACTACCATAAAACCATGGTTGAAACCAGACAAAGAAATATGGCCAGATGAAAAAATGTGGAAAGTCTATCGTACCCTCCTTAAACCTCTGCTTTAAGAATAATGAAGACAGCAACAAAATGGAACGTGGTCGCTTCTCTAAGGAATATGCTCAGTTTCTCTGTGACCGGTTTTACCGCCGCTACAGGGAAACATGTTTTATCAAGGTGACTTGTACAGTCCAAGGGTGTCAACAGTTTATGACCATAAGAGCAAAGACTCCTGAACCAGAGCAGAGCATGCTAATGGACACCTTTGTGTGCAACCTCTGTTCGTCAGACGATGAGTAATCTCTTTGGCGTGAAAATACAATGGAACTTACAAACTTCAAAGGCACACTATACGGAAAAGTAGATTCCCAACTTTTTGTTTGGGAAACAGCATGGGATTCATTCCGGCCAATTGAACACATAGGCTGGAATGGTAAAGAGTTAGTAGCAGTTGATACGAAATATAAGGAAGATATTTTTAGTCCGTGGTATGGCTATGGTTCTGCTGAGATGAAGGAAGTATGTAGACGTTTAACCGATATCACCGAACTGAGTGTCCCGGAATCTGATAATATTCCATGGCTAAAGGGAGAATGGTGGCGTGACCGGAACTGTACCTTTGCTTTTGAATGTTCTCCAAAAACTGTACAGTCATGGAAGAGATACATAGGATACATGAATTCCCGAGCAAAAACTTTACGCAGACATATTCACTCTAGAAAGACTAAACGAACTTTTTAGTAATGTAAGAAAGTTCAAAGTGTGAAATAAGCTTGAGTGGCATATAGAGCATATCTAGTATTCCGGTTTTATACAGTAATCCTACAAGACCAAACCGCAGCGCATGAGCAGCTGGAGTTTGTTGATTAAAAAGATTCCAGGCCCCAAATCCACCCCTAGAAACTATTCTTCCTGAGTTTTTACCTACCTTTTCGACTCGTGCTTGTTGTGCCCAGTAAGATTGCATAATAGTTGGTCTATTACCTGTATATAATCCAAGCAATGTCATAATTTCACCTATTGCTGCTTCAAACCAAAATACAGAATAGAACATATACATACTTAGAACTGTAAAGAGCCCATAGAGTAGTATTGCTTTTACAACTAAATCTTCTGGCTTTGTTTTCCGGACGAGTAGCGATAATAATACTATTGGTAAATACGTGTCTATAAAGAATATTTTCTCTGAACTTCTGCCAAATAAAAATGGTGAAAATAGCAAAGCTGGAACTATAAAAATTGAGTAAAACATACTTCTAGAAAAATCGAATTTTAGTTGAGAAACCAAAACATTTATAACTACAATGCTTATAGGAATAATAGTTGTCATAGTATCTGATATATCCTCGTTTTTCTGCATTTGACCAAGATAACCATAACACATCTTAGCTGACATTTTAGGAGTAAATATATTTTGGTTCCCAATATCACATACCCTCTTCATTATCGTTGGAGCTTTTTTAGGTGGTTTCTGACTTGCATGACATCTCTCGGTTCTATATATAATTGTTCCTGCAAACCAGTACCAATTATTTCTATTGCGAACATCGCATTCCCGCGATACATAATCAGAAATATCTTCATCCATTGCAGTGGGAAACTCATATTCTGGCCCCGGTAATGATTGAGACCCTCCCATTTCTTTTAAACATAGGAATTTACTCAATAAAACCTTATACACATAAAATGCGCATCAACTTGATTGGAAACTTTAGTAAGGTGAATACGGGCCTTACACAAGATGCTATGATTCTTCGTGGGCTATTGGCAAATACCCACGGAGACACAGTTCAAATCCGGAAAGTTCATTATGCTATGCCTCAGTGTGGCGAAGCAGAGATTAATATTTTTGTTGAAAACATGAGCCCTTCGTTGATTCCTTATGCTTCTAAGAACATCTGGATTCCTAACACGGAATGGACCTACAAGTCTTGGACACCTTATAGCCGGATGGTAGATGAGATTTGGGTAAAGACCAAGGAAGCTTTTACAATCTTTAGTGAACTTGCTCCAAATGTTAAGTATGTCAGTTGGACATCAATTGACAAAATCTACAATGAGAAGAAGGATTATAACAAGGCCATTGTACTTGTTGGTAAGAACGTCTATCGTAACCCAAAGCCAATGCTTCAAGCATATCTGTTTGTTCAGAAATCAAATCCGGAAATGTACAAGTCTCTACCTACATTGACGATTCCTCATAACCCCGACCACGTGAAGTTCTACTTTCCTCCTGAGCTTGCCGACAAAGTAACAATTCTTAACCAGCTTACCGAGTCTGAGTATGATGCTCTACTGAGTGAGTCTGGGCTAGCCATTTGTACATCTGCTGCTGAAGGGTTTGGTCATGCAGTGAATGAAGCAATGTCTTCCGGATGTAATCTGATTCTCTCGCCAATCAAGCCATTCCGGGAACTGACTGAAGAGAAGGCAGCATTTATCACGGCAAGTAAAACTCTTGAGCATCCATCTTGCTTTGGGGATATCATAGATGTCAGCGTGCCTAGTATTGTTGACCGGCTGTACGAGTATGTGAAATCATCTACTACCAGAAAGAAGAAGGTATCTGAGATGATGCGTCAGCTATATGAGAATCATCATGCATCATTCATTCAGGAAATCCAAATTCTACTAGGTAAAACTAAGCCTCCACCATATGTTCTAGCAGATACATATCCCAAGGAAGCTGAATTACCTGATGTGTCAATCGTTACTCTCACGTACAATCGCCGCATCTTTATGCCTCTAGCAAAGTATTCTTACATGATTCAGTCATATCCGGAAGACAAGATTGAGTGGGTGATTGTAGATGATGGAGAGGACTCAATTGAGGATACTCTAATTGGGGTTCCTAATGTGAAGTACGTGAGACTGGAGAATAAAACGTCCATTGGAGAGAAGCGTAACATTGGCGTACAAAACGCTATGTATGATACAATTGTTATGATGGATGATGATGACGTATACCCGAACAATTCAGTTCTTCACCGGGTTGCTATGATGGGTAAGGAGCCTGCAAAGCAGTGTGTGTTTTGTACTACAATTCCGTGCTACGATATCCAAAACTATACGTCTTTCATGAATGTTCCTCCGTATACTCTACCGATGGCTCAGCGAGTATCAGAGGCTTCATTTGGGTTCACACGTAAGTTCTGGGAAGATAAAAAGTTTACGGATATTCAGATAGCAGAAGGTAACGCATTCATTCACGGTCGTGAAGAAATGTGCCGGGAGATATCTCCCCAGGAAGTTATCGTTTCATTGGTTCATTCTCTAAATACGTCATCCCGTAAGGTTCCTCCCGGCGAACCAAACGGATGCCATTATGGGTTCAATGAGCAGTTATTTGCTGTCGTCTCCGAGATTGGAGAGCAGCTTAATACTTCACGCCAAAAAGAGACCGGCGGCGGCGGCGAGTCTTGCGGCCAGACTTGCGGCGACGACGCCCACCCATCGCAGGGGGAGCCCCAGGAGCAGCCCCAGGAGGGTCACCACCACCACGCATCTTCAGGCCCTTTGCCTTAAGCATCCGGCGAACAGTGGACTTCTTTACCACACGAAGCTTCTTAGAGCGACGACGACCCCCGGCAAAGGGAGCAGCAGCGGCGCCAGTTCCAGCAGAAATAGTAAAACCTTCAGGAGTGCCAGACATCTTTTATGTTTAGTTAAAGAGAAATTCTTTATTGAACGCGGGGACGACCGAACTTTTTAGAGTCGATTAAACAAATGTTTGAAGCAATACTTGTTGGATTAGTAATAGTAGCTGCTTACTTTTACAAAGATGCTTTCTTTAAGTTTGCCGTTATTGCACTAGTCGTACTGATAATCTGCTATGTAATTGTTATCTCAACAAAACTGGAGGAAAAATATTGGCCTCCGGTCTTTATGGGTGGAATTCTAGTTGTTGGTGGACTTTATATACTCGAATCAAAATTGAATCCACCTCCAAAACCAAAATCTGTGCTTGAAGAAGTTTATGACTTCTTTTTTGGGGCAAGTAGCGGGTCAAGTAGCTACGAATATGAAAACCCCGAAGTTATAGTACCCGACCGGTCAAATAATCCATTTTATGACCAGGGTGACTCAGGCTGGGGCGGAAAGAGACGTCGTCCTAAGCGGAGCAAGTAAGACAAGGCTCAACAGTAAACTTTTGAGCGCTTGATACTGCCCGGGTACGCAGATAATAACATCCTGTTTTCAGACCTGCCTTCCATGCATAGAAATGCATTGAAGACATTTTTGCGTAGGATGGCTCACTGAGGAACAAGTTCAGTGACTGAGACTGACAGATAAACGGAGCCCTAGAACGAGCCATATCAATTAGCGTCTTCTGAGGAATCTCCCAAGCTGTCTTGTACAACTCACGAAGCTCAGCTGGAAGTTCTAGCATTCCCTGAATACTACCATTGTTTGCAATGATTGCAGTACGAGTCTCTGATGTCCAGAGATTCAACTTGACTAGGTCTTCTACAAGATACTTATTGACAACCACAAAGTCTCCTGCAAGCACACGCCGGGTGTACAGGTTAGAGGTAAATGGTTCAAAGCACTCGTTGTTGCCTAGAATCTGAGACGTGCTAGCAGTAGGCATTGGAGCAACAAGTAAGGAGTTACGTATACCTTGACTACACAACTTACGCAAGTTCTCCCAAGGCAAATATGTAGTCACAGGAACTTCATTCCACAAGTCATACTGCATCTTTCCTTTACTCATTGGAGAACCATGAAATGAAGGATAAGTGTCTATAGCAACATTTCTCCATACACCATCAGAAGCCCCCATCATACTCTCGAGCGCTGCAGCATAATAGATATTCTCAAAGATTTCACGGTTCAACTTTGCTGCCTCTGCCGATGTCCAAGGCATCCTCAGAATAGCAAATACATCCGCCAATCCTTGAATACCAATACCAATCGGCCTGTGATGCATATTAGACTTACGGCATTCTGGAGTCGGATAGAAGTTCTTGTCAATCACAATATCCAAATTACGAGTCAGGATAGACGTATATTGCCTCAACTTCTCAAAGTTGAACTTGCCATCTTCAATAAACTTAGGCAATGCCAATGACCCCAAATTACATACAGCCGTCTCATCAGGAGCGGTAAATTCCATTATCTCGGTGCATAAATTTGAGCTCTTGATAGTTCCCAGATTCTGCTGGTTAGACTTGGAGTTAGCAGCATCCTTGTAGCAAAGATAAGGCGTCCCGGTCTGAATTTGGGCGTCCAGAATCATCTGCCATAGCTTCTTTGCTGCAATAGTGTGTCGACCCTTCCCAGCATTTTCATACTTGACATACAGCTCTTCAAACTTCTCTGAATGAACATCTGCAAGACCTGGGCACTCATGTGGACACATAAGAGTCCATTCGGCGTCTGCCTCTACACGCTTCATGAAGAGGTCTGGAATCCAAAGACCATAGAACAGGTCACGCGCACGGTCCTCCTCTGCTCCCTGATTTAGCTTGAGTCGAAGGAAGTCTTCGATATCAGCATGCCAGGGCTCTAGATAGATAGCAAATGAACCATTGCGCTTGCCTCCTTGATTCACATATTTAGCTGTGTCGTTGAAGACCTTAAGCATAGGTACAATCCCGGTAGACTCACCGTTGGTTCCATTAATCTTGGAACCGCGGGCACGAATATTATGAATAGACAGACCAATGCCTCCGGCCCACTTGGAAATCTGAGCACAATCACCAAGAGTCTCATAGATTCCCTTTATGGAGTCATCCTTCATAGTCAGAAGGAAGCATGATGACAGCTGAGGGTGTGCAGTTCCAGAATTGAAGAGTGTAGGAGTGGCATGAATGAAATACCCTTGCGATAGAGCATCGTATGTTTCTTTCACTCGCTCCATATTCTTCCCATGAAGCTGAATAGCTACACGCATCCACATATGCTGAGGACGCTCAATTGGTACTCCGTCCTTCTTGAGAAGGTATGCTCGCTCCAGAGTCTTGAATCCGAAGTAATCAAACATGAAATCACGAGAATAATCAATCATTAGCTCATACCCAGCCGGGTCAGCACACACTAGGTCGTGTAGCTCATCGGATATAATAGATTGCTCGTGATATAGGGTCTCCACGCATTGAAGCATGGATGCTGGAGTATTCTTCTGGTGATTATCAATCAGAATGCGAGCACCTAGCAGGCCGTAGTTGGGATGGTATCTTGACTGCATCATTGCGCAAGTCTCTGCAGCAAACTCGTCAAGCTTGCGTGTTTCCATTCCATCCTGGAGCTGATTACATACCTTCTGGGCCACTAGGTCTGGGTTTACATGCTGGAGACCAGCCGATTGTTCACGAATACGTCCGAGAATCTGGTCGAATGACACAGGTACGCGGGCGCCGTCACGCTTTATGACATATAGATGGTCAGCCATTTTTGTTATTCTATATGTTGTTAACACTAAAATCCGTTCTTAACATAAATATGTTTTCCTTCTTTTCTAAACGACAGCCTCCACCTAAGGCACAAGCTCCGCCTGCTCCAGCTCTCCCAACATATGACCAAATTATCGAATCACGAGAAGACATTAGAAGATTACTTATCACGTTGACGAGCAGACTAGACATACCAGATATGAATGATGAAATTGCTAGGTCTATTGTTGAATTGTGGCCTAAGCGTCGTATCAGTCCGGTCACAGGACAACAAGTAACTCAAGATGAGGTTCTCAAAGAACTAAGTAGCAAATGCTTTATCAAAATTATTAGGGCTATAAGAGCTGACCTTAAGAGAATACCTGAGATGTTTAAAGAAGAGGGTCCAGAGTTTATACATAAACAAATTGGTGCAGTATTATTTGGAGTAGTATATGGGTTTGCTACCCATCACGATAAAGAAGTTCGTATGAATCCAGATGGAACGCTGAAGTCTGCAAAAGACCTAAGAGCGGTTGTTACCTTTAGTCCCGCTCCATGTAATCTAAAAATGCTTAAGTCTGATTATGACAGACTAACAGAATCTGAAAAGGAATCTGTTAGAAAAATGTATGCTGAAAATCAGGAGATTGGAGCTAACTTTTTAATAGATGACACAAAAGGAGGAAGACGTAAGACAAAGAAGAAGAAGCGCAAGGCGAGAAAGACTAAGAGGAGAGTTTGAGACGAGCTCAAGAACTGAGTTTGACCTGAATATGCATAGATTCAATTTCGTGTAAGAACAACCCCATTGAATAAGGCATGTGTACTGTTTCAACAGGATAATCTGGGTTTGCATCTAGAAGCCCAGTCTCAGGTTGGAATAAGAAATCATGAGCATCAGACCGTAACATCATACTCTCTGTCAGGAAACTAGAAATACCATGTGCAAGCAATGAGTCACGTTCCATCTCTCCAATACGTAATCCCCCATCATTTGCTCGTCCTTCGAGTGGCTGATGCGTTAATAGAGTTCTTGGCCCGGTTGAGCGATAGTTAATCTTGTCTTCCACCATGTGTTTGAAACGTTGGTAGTAAGTTGGGCCCATAAATACTTCTGCTTCCATCATCTCTCCATTCATACCATTATACAGCAACTCATTGCCATATGGATGATAACCCATCTGAATGAGAGCTTCCTTGGTGTCTCCAATTCTTTGCTGTGTGCTGAATGCTGTTCCATCAACAATAGTACCCACGTTCACAGCTAACTTTGATGACATTCCTTCTAGAAACTGTCCAATTGTCATACGAGATGGCAATGCATGGGGGTTGATGATTAAGTCCGGTCTCAAACCATCTTTAGTGGCTGGCATATCTTCTTCACGAATCCGTAAACCAATTGTACCCTTCTGTCCGTGACGAGACCCAAACTTATCACCAAGTACCGGGTCACGAACTTCAACTACACGAATCTTGACTCCTTGTAGACCTTCACTAGTTGTGTAACGGTATACTAAGTCTACAATTCCATGCTGTCCACGCTTTGGTAGGTCTGATACATCCATGTATCCTACAACTTGGCCACCTGCATTAGTTTTTGGTGTGACCTTCCCTACCAGTACCGTCTTAGGCGTAACCTCAGACCCAACCTTGATTATACCTTCAGAATCTAGGTGGTCGTAATTCTTACCATCTTTTCTGTTGACAGTTTCACGATACTTGGCATCTGTAACAACATTAGCAATCATAGTATGCGTCTGAGCAGCCGGGTCAATGATGTCTTCTGTGATATCATATGAGTGGTAATATGATGTCTCATACATGCCACGCTTCAGAGCAGACTCATTGATTAAAATTGAGTCTTCCTGATTGTAGCCCCCGTAGACTGCAATAGCAACAATAGCATTCTCACCAAATGGGACACAACCTCCTCCAAGAACTCCAGAAGATGCCCAAGTCTGACACAGTGGCTGCTGAGGCGAGTGAAGATGAGTTGCAATTGTATCAAATCGTTTATTGAATGCAGTATTATACCATGAACATGCCTGCTTCACCTGTTGGCAGGTGAACATGTTACGTGGGGCCTGGTTATGGTCAGTAAAAGGCATAACGCTTCCCGTTGCTGAAAATAGTGTGCTTCCATGAATTTCAGATGGCTGTTCCGGGTGAAAAGGTTCCATGCTAATCCTGAGACATTCTGCTTCTTGCGAGTCAATATAGTCCATGTGATTCAAAATTGAATCCCAACTCTTAGCAGCCTTTACTGTTTCCAGTTTTGTTCCTTCCCGATATATCACTCTACATGGACGTCCAGCATCACACTGAATTAGATACTCATTGTCAAGTCTGTTCCAAGTTAATGAAACATACTTGTCTAACTTTCCTGCCCGGCGTTCACGCACCAAACTAGCATGAAAGGCTTCCGTATCTTTTAGCACAACACATACCAAATCTGAATTTACAAACACCTTTGTCCAAAGAGCATTCCAAGCAGATGGATGAATCACAGAAATTGTACGTGTATTTGGCTGTGACATGATAAAGGTCTTTACTTCAGAAGATGGTGATTGCGTTGTTAGCTTTGAAAACAGTGTCAGCGACTTAATCATTCCAATATTTCTACCGTCCGGGTTATCGATGGGACACATAATGCCCCAAGATGATGAATGAAGTCTTCGTGGCTCTCTTTGCTTAGAACCTTTGTCCATCTTCAGGTTAATACGCCTCAAATGAGCAATTGTTCCTAAATATGAATACCGGGAAAGTACTTGTGCAACACCTGACTCCCCGGCCCACGTACCCTTGAACGACTTCTCAAATTCACTCATGAAAGTGTATGATTTCCAATAGAAGTTTCGGATACCTTCTTCCTGAATTAGGTTAGACAAGTTCTTACCCTTGAAATTTTGCTTCTCAAACTCTACACGTCTATCAAGTTCAAGCAACATCTTTGCTCCAACTTCACTGTAGATTCTGCGAAACTCCTTAAAGCATAGGTCACCAGACGCATCCAATCTCTTAAACCGGAAATGGTCGCGGTCTGAATCAGGCGCATTCCCAATTGCCACATCCATAGCCATCCGAAGCATATGGCCTAGAAGATATGCCTTTCTGCGATAAAATGATGGAACAGACTCCCCTTCTTGAAGTTCACAATGAGGAAATAAGTTTGAGTATAAGTTAGTATACACGGCTCCATTGCTACGAGTTCTGGTCTGGCGTTTTAGGAATAGTAAATTACCATCTTGTGTTTGGTCTTCTTGCTTAGCCATTTCAGAAGCAAGATACTTTTCATGAGAAAGAATTAGTTGGGCAAATAGACCATCATATAGTGTACGTTCACGAACACCGGCAAGAACAACATCATAAATATCTTGGTCTGATGTGAATCCCAGAGCATAAAATACGCTAATTAAAGGAACCGGGTTATCAAAATCCGGAAACTTAATAGTTGCTAATCTGCTTGTTGAAAAATCTCCATAATCAAAAGTCTTTGAAATCGTTGCAGAATCATTCATTGACTTGTTTTCAGGGGGAATCACTAATAAGTGGCCACCACGTCTGGTACCATCTTCGGATTCTGAATATATGCCGGCAATGTACTGAAACTTATTCTCCTTTGTAGCATTATCTATCATTGCTTTGAGTTCTTTCTCTGAGCGAGTACGAACATCATTGCCAGATGGCATTTCAATACGCTTCTTTGCATAGAACATATTTGAACCAAGAGATTCTTGGGAAAGAAGAACACGTTCCTGACCATTAATGATGAAGTATCCACCCAGTTCAAACCGGCACTCTCCAGCATCATAAAGCTGGTCTGGTGTCATGGGACGTAGGTAGCAAATGGAGCTCTTCAATAGCAAAGGTACTCGTCCAACTAGAATATCGTCAAATGACTTGGTCTGAACTTCATCGCCGTAATCATATTCAACTGTAACATCTGCCCGGATTTCGAATGAGTATGTCTTGTTCTCTAGACGACAAGAGTGAGGAAGAATAGCCATGTCTTCTTCATCTACTGGAGATACATAGCGGACCTTCCCTTCCTTGCCTCCGATATAAATCCGGATTTGACGACCATCCTCTAGGGAACGTTTGAATGGATTAGACGCTTGAATAAATCTGGGAATCTTGATGTCCAAGAAATCAGAGAAGGAATCAAGATGGTGTCGAACCATCGGATTCAGAGTGTCTTTGAGGAACGTTGTAATAACATGGCGCGCCATTCCTTTCCTTGTAATATAGAAAGAATGGTAAAGTCCCAAACCGTGGTAGTTGCGTTACTTACTGTGGTGGTGTTGATTCTTGCATATCGTTATTTATTTAACCCCCAACTGTTACTTGGGTCATCAGGAGCTCTTACAGTATGTCCGGACCAATGGTCATATATCGATGGGTTGTGTAGGCCACTTTATGAAACATCTTGTGTAGCTTTCAAGCCGGAAACTATTACGTCAAAGAGACAGGCGTGTAATCTAGCCAGAACATGTGGCACTGGCTGGCCCGGAAAATGTCCTTAATCTTAATATAAAATGGCTAAAGCAGGAAGAGAAAGAATGGCAAAGTATTATCCCCTAATTATCCTTGCATTAGTTGCGCTGCTTGGGTATTCAGTTTATATGTATCAGACAGCAAAACCCTTTAATTTTGGAGATGGTGGAGGTGGACCTACATCTCGCAAAGAGCAGGCCGAGGAGCTTCTAGGATTATCTGGTGACTATACTACATCACAAGTCAAGACTGCATTCCGTGAAAAGTCTCGCGGAGTTCACCCGGATAGAAATAAGTCTCCAGAAGCCCAAGCTGAGTTTATCAAGCTAACTGAAGCAAAAGAGTTTTTACTCAGCCAGCTTTAGTATGTAAAATGGCAGGAATCATGTTTACAGATGGAAAGTTTGTTTTAGCCGGGTATAACCCGATGAAGTTTCATATTTCCGGAATTGGTGGCAAGATAGAAGAGGGAGAGACTGCTATTCATACAGCAATCCGAGAAACACTAGAAGAACTGTTCGAGTTAGAAACTATCCCAGAAGACCTGACAGCTATACTTTATGAGACCCTTACGTTTGATACTGTGTTTTCCAGCAATGGTTATACAAACTTTATTATGGATTTTAGGTATGACTTAGAAGTAATCTTTAATGCCATTTCAAAGTTTGATGTGAGGTCCCGTGTATATTCTACAATTCCTCAAACATTGGAACAGTTGCTTATGACCCGGATAGTTGTTCCTGAAGCAGAGTTAAGTCATCTTATGCTGATTCCGTGTATTTACAATATTGGATTTGATATGTCGTTTATAAATGATATTTATACATTTAAAAACTGTGAGAGAAGTATTAGATAATGTATGCTGAATCACATAGACCAGTATTTCTTGATGATGTCATTGGTCATCAAGAAATTAAACATTCATTAAAATCGTACCTTCAATCTAAACCATTTGCCGGAGCTGTATTTATGATTGGACCTCCTGGGATTGGAAAAACAACAATGGCTCTTTGTGCTGCAAGAACGTTTGAGTTTGACCCCTTGGAAATTAATGCCTCGAAATCTATTCGGTCATTTGAAGATGTAGACAAGCTGAAGGATGCTTGTCGGTCGTGTGTGAATATTCAATCATTTATCCGGGGTGATAGAGAACGTAAGACTTGTGTAATTCTAGACGAAGTCGATGGTTCGGACCCACATGCCCAAGCAAAGATAGTTGAGTGGGTGAAAGACAAAACACGAACAGTACCAATTCTTTGTACGGGTAATGAGTTGCCAACTATTTTTAAACGAAACTCAGAATTGATTCAGATACTTCGTTGCTTTCCTCCCAAGGCATCTGAGGTTCAGCATTTGTTTCCGGGTTCTGACGCTCCTCAAATTTTGAAGGAATGTCAGCACGACATACGTCGTGTGTTTCATAGATTACAATATGGTGAATCATTCATTATTCCGGACTACCCTCTCCCCCCCACTGGGACCTCAGCGGAGATTGCGTTCCTGTGGCGTCAGAAGATGTTTGGTTTACCCGACCCTCTCGGATGTCACGCCGACAAACTGGGCAATGTACACTTGCACCAAACCACGTTTGAATACAATCCCGGTGGTAAACGTGATGACATCCCCGTAGTTCGACACCGCCAGAAGAAATTGACTCTTGGCAAATTGAACAATTCTGCGGAGAAGCCGAAAAATAAGGAATCAACTCATTCGTAATCTGCTGATTAGTTGCCACTACCGGAACATTGTCCATAAAATTAGCAGGAATACTAATCGGAAATGTAATTATAATTGGCTGACGACGCTCACGTGACAAGAGTTCTACGAATGCAGATTCGGATTCCATAAACTGACGAGTAAGGCGGTCGCGCTGACGGTATAGGTGTGGCCTTTGAAAAAAGTGAGACCGGGCATGAGCAAGTTCTTGAAGAATTTCTAGTGTTCTGGCATCCATTTCTTTATTATACTATAGGTCTTGCTAAATCGCTTCTCTTGGAGACACTTTCCCTTCAAAGTCTGCTCACACAGCTTCCTCTTAAAGTCATTGTCAATCACTGACAGGAGCTTGGTGAGGACGCGAATATCCTGCTTGAGACTCTTGGCCGTTTCCGGGCCAAAGAAAATCCTGTCAACGCGTTTGTCATCCATGATTGCTGTAAGAAGAGTTATTCCAGTTTATTTAAAATCTGTTTTAGAATTAAATGAGCGATGTTCAAGCTTTTTACAGAGAAATGAATAATACCTTCAAAGTTCCAGAATCATTATGGGATAATATACCTAAGGTATCTGAAAATGCAGCTGTAATTTTTGAACCTCGTGTTCATCCAAATTTACCTTTTACTCTCCGAAATCATATGTACTATCTTGCTCCATACAATTTTAGTTTAACAATCTTTCACTCAAAAGAGAATGAACGCCAAGTAAAAGAAATAACCGGAGATAGACCTAATATTAATTTTATATGTTTTTGTGAAGGCAATTCTACTCGTGATATTTACAACGATACTTTAAAAACAGTTGAATTTTATGAAAGTATACCATGCAACCGAATGCTAATATTTCAGACCGATAGTTGGCTCAGAAATTTTGGAATTGATAAGTTTTTTGATTATGGTTATATTGGAGCACCTCATTATAACTGTGAAGGAGATATTATGAATGGCGGTCTTTCATTAAGAAATAAACAAGTCTGCATTGACATCATTAAAAAATACAATAATAAAGATGCTCATCAATGGGAAGACAGTTTTTTCTCGTATGGATGTTTACTGTTTTTTCCGGAACTTTTTCCCAAGTTAGATAGTGCAAAACAGTTTTCAAGCTGCTGGCAATTTGATGAAAGAAGTATTGGTGTTCACCAATTTTGGGATTGTGTTGTTGACCCTGTTAAACGTAAAACTTTAATGACATTGCATAGTTATACCTTTGAGGTGAATTCTTAAGACAATAATTTATTAGTTAATATAAATGCAACAATTTTGTGAAAAAGAAGGTATTGCTTTTGAAAATGGTAAGATAGTCATACCGGATTGGGTAAAGCACGTAAAGCTCGATGTTGGTCTTGGTAGATTTCCTATTTATTCACGTAGTTGGTTAACACAAGAGCCGGACACTCTTATATTCGGATTCGAACCATGCCCGTCTTCTCTAAAATTAGTTCACGAGAATTGGATTATAACAAAGGAGCAAATGGGGAAAAACTTCTTTGCTATCCCAGTTGCATTATCTACTAAAACCGGAATCTTAGAATTTTATACAACACTTCCACTATGTGAATCATCTAGCCTTCTGAAACCAACTGAAGCATTTTTGCAACATCATTCTTTTACGGTTGAAAAGACCGAAGTGTCTAGCTTTCAGCTATCTGATTTTTTTGAACTACTACCGGAATCGTTGCCATACATCGAGTATCTAAAAATAGATGCGCAAGGTATAGATTTGGACATTGTCCGGTCTGGAGAGAATGGACTGCGTGAAAAAGTAGTCTATGTTACATTAGAAGCAGATGGCTATCAATATGAAGGGTCTGATAGTAATCCATCAGAGATAGATGAATGTATGAAAAATATTGGCTTTATAAAGACTGCTCACCCAAATGTTAGCGACCCGACATATTACAATAGCAAATTTGAAAGCATTAAAGATAGTATCTATATTTGCCAGAAGAGCTAACGCCTTAGGAACATATCCATCGGACCACGAACATGCTTCTTCAGATAGGAAGCTCCCAGAAAGAGAATTGAATCCAAATCCTTCTCTTTCTGCTTGAGAATAGCAAGTGTTCCTTCCTCTTCATCTAAGTCCGGATACTCTGTGTACTTCCGAGGAACATATCCATCCAACTGCTCAATGCCCAGTGCAAACAACTGTGCCACTGGGTTCTGTATTTGATTTGTAATATAGAACTCAACATCCGGCTTCAGATTTCGCTTCTTCACAAAGTCAATGTGTTCAATCTTGTCTCCTTGCTTCTTCTCGTCCTTTCGGTTGGCTACATAAATATACGCCAATCGGTCACCAACCTGAGGAGCATTGCCGGCATCACGCTCCTCCATACGGTCTGCCAAAACCCGGTGAGCAATCTGTCCCGGATTCTTGTAATCATCACGCAACTGTTTTGTGATTATAAACTTCTCCAAAGGCATCTTATTCTGCATTACCTGAACCAACATGTCCTTCACAAAGTTCTGAGCATTTTTCAAACTTCGCTCCTCCATCAGAATGTCCAGGGCTCCGCCGAAGATGTCTTTCACAATAGGAGCATTATCCCTGCGTTTGAGAGCAATACCCATTCCTACACGCTTGCACTTGGTCGGATCATCTTCATACTTCAGACCCATATAGCGCTTGCGGCAGAATAGAATGAACGGAAAGAAGGTCTTCTCATACTCAATCTTGTGCGCCTTGCGGCATTGACTTGTGATACGCTCAGCCGCCTTCTTGCCCAAAGCAATTGCCTCAGCTAGGTCCTTGGTGGGAAACTTCACGAAGATTGAATCCGTGTCACCGTAGATTACCTCTGCTCCAAACTCTGTTTCAACAACGCTCTTAGCAAACATCAATCTTTCCCGGCCTGCTGCAGTGGTACATGCAGCAACTTCTACTTTGCGAATAGGAGACGTACGAGAACCTGTCTGGCCATATACTGAATTGGCAACAACTTTGTATGCAAGCTGAAGACCGTTCAATACAGACTTCTGAGCATCATCATCTGTCTTCTCCATCAACTTACGAGTTTCCTTGCGCTTTTTGAGCAGGATGTCTAGAGTCATTGGAAGCAACCCAATGCTGGTTGGTTCGTCAGTTGGCTGAGCATAGCCACATGTCTTCATGCCAATAACCTCTCCGTCGTCATTTTTGACATCAAATGAAATCTCATCAATCTTGTATGTCTCCTTGAGCTTGTCGAGTTCCGGGCCATCCTTACCCTCGTGATGAATCTTGCGTCCATCAGTGTTGAATGTCTTTACGTAGACCAAGCTGTCAGGTGAAATGTTGAATGCAATCATATTGGACGGGTACAGGGAGTTGAAATCCAGTACCGGGATTGGGTCTTCCAGATACATACCAATCTTGGGTGGCAAGACTACAGCACCCTCATAGGACATATCTCCATCAACTGAATCTTGTGCCATAATGATTTGATTACGCTTGGACGCGTTGTATGCCACTGCTGAATAGATTTTGATTCCTTGACCACGCAGAAAGATGAAGTCAATAGGAACACGACATACATCTGCCATACCACGGGCATTGACTAGAGTATCTAGCTTTGCCATGAGAGTTAGTACAAGGTCGCAATCTTGAATACAGTACTTAGCAATGACAGCCCGGTCGGCTGGACCCTTCTTGTGGAGTTCAAACATGTCTTGAGCAGACACATCGTCTTTGCTAAATGACCACTCAAGCTTCTTTCTGTCATCTGCTGAAATGTCATCAAAGGTGTTGAGATAATTGCTATCATCAAGCTCAACAATGAACTTTTTAGCGAATACTTCTTTGACCTTGAATTTCTTTCCATCAGCGTATGGGTTGATGGTATTGCCTACGATATCAAATCTGACATAGTTCCCTGCAAAGAGACCACGTGTAGACTTGGTATGAATCTCATACATTCTGGTTTCAGCTCCTGAAATGATTACAAAGTCAGTGACCTTGTCTCGCAGGAATGTACTAGCCACGTTATCTAGTTTGTAGGAGTCTAGATTCTGCTCGCGGCGGATGCTGAGCAATAAGTCAATTGGTAGCCGACCAGGTAGGTCAAAGTACCGGACAGCATACTTACCTGATGCTAACTCAAAGGTCTTCTTTTCTGTCTTAATCATATCAACCCGATGACCCCATTGCCTGGTATCTGACCGGCCAAGCTGGGTCTCTAGCTTGTGAAGCTCGCAACGTTCAGCAATGTAGCTGTCATCAAAGCCAAATGTGTTATACCCGACAATCATGTCAGGGTCCTCTGCTTGGATGTACTGTTTGAACTTGATAAGAAGCTCTTGTTCATTGCGGCAGGAGATGAACTTCAGTGTTGGGTCTGGAGAAGGGTCGCATGTTCCGGATACCAGGACGTAGCGTTCTACAGGAGTCATCAGGTCATCTGACCAGCGGAAAGACATACCAATCTGAATAATCTCATCCTCACGATTAGAAGACATTGGGAAGTTCCCTGAGGCAGAGTAGACCTCAATATCATAGGATAGAACATACATTGGGATGCTGATTCCAGCAAATGGTTCAATGTCAGTGTATGAAACCTTGTAAGCAACATTGACTCGCTCATCTTCGCCTACAGTATCAGATTCTTCCTCAAACTTCAGGGGAGAAGCCGGAGAGATGTCACGCTCGTGGAATAGACGAAGATAGGGAGGAAGGTTAGACTCAAACACATCTTCTACCTGTACCTTGCGGTTACCAATCTTTAGGCCATTGCGAAGTTCCTTAGCAATTAGCTTGAATGCCCAAAGAGCCGGGAAGGCAAGCTTCCAGACCCGAATAGACTTCAAACCATTGAATCCACGCATGGCGTCCAACTTTTGCTCCTCTGTAATTTTTAGGCCTTGAATAGACTTTACTCCAGAGATGGCTGAGCTGATTTGAGCGGCTGTTTCGCCCGGGAGTGCACGGAGATAGAAGTATGGCTTGAAGTCAGTTACCCGAACTCGTGCGACGTCTCCTTCATGAGTTCGGCCGTAGATATCTACGACATATTTGAACTTGTGGTCATACTCTCTCCAATCACACGGTTGGATATACATCTTGTTTAGTGTTAGGTTAATAACGTAAAGATTAATTCGTTTTGGATTATAAATGGGCGGATTCTTATTATTAAGAGTAAATGCAGGTCTAAATGATGCTCTATCTTTGCTTTGGAAACATACTGAACTTGCTAAGAGAGAGGGTAGAACTATTATTTTTGTTCTTGAAGCATATACTGCATGTAATCTTGATGATGTGATTGATTTCTCAAACTACCCGGTTCCGGTACTGTGTGGGACATCTCATTATGACAAGATAACATATTCAACAATTCATCCAGCATGTTTTGGTTATGATTTTAAAAAGAAACCTAACTCTGCAACATCTGATGGAACAATAGCTATTGACGGTGTACCATCAAACTTTGATATAAGAGAGTCATACCCGCCTTCAACTCTTCTGGTATTTGCCGGTTGTGGAAACTTTGGGTTTTCGTTAGAAGTATTTAAGCATATTAAGCTGAGACCCCATCTTGTTGATAGAATACGAAGCTTGAGAAGTTCCTTGCCCGGAGACTATATCTCGATACATCTGAGAGCCACAGACCATCCAGAACAAAACAGAAGGAATGAGCTTCAAAAAATTGACTCATTTTTAGCTTCTAATCCCGGAAAGACAGCATATTTGGCGTGTGATAATATGCCATTGATGAAGTCATTATCGGAGAAATATTCTCAGATAATCAAGTCACCGACTTTTATTGATGTTCCAATTAGTGGGGCTCCTTTGCATTATGAAGAAGGCCACAAAGACCCACTATGCATTGAGAAAGCTCTTGTAGATATTTTTGTGTGTGCATCTGCCGCTAATTTTTTGCCATCGGTTGGAGGATACACCCGATTAATTGAAGACCTATATAAGTCTAAGGATTTACTACACTCTCTAATCTAGAATATATCCAAGCCATTTCACCATCCGATAGATACCTCCAACATGCATGAAATCCGATTGTATTCGGACAAAAAACAGTCTCAACTGAAAATCTCATTGCTATTTCCGGTGGTGACACATTCAACAAGTGCCGGGAAGTTACAGAAAAAAAATAGTCTTTGTTTGTTGACCTATACTTTGCATTGTGTATTGCTCGTAACATAGCAGACTTTCTTCTTAATGATAATCCACCATTACCTGTCAGATGAGCAGCTGGATTTATACGACTAAAGCCTTTACCCGTCAAATTAAATAGAGTCATAGGACCATCTTGTCTCCAGTGTTGATTTTTATTCCACGGAGCGCCAACATAATCATATTTTAAAAACTCGTCCAGATTTCCATCGATTAACACTGCATCTGTTTGAAAGATTAAGATGTTCTCAAATGACATATGAGCCCAGAAATGTGGAGATAAGAAGAGAGCATTGTAATCGTCAGTTCTTAAATTTTCCCTACCAAGTTGCCGGACTTCTACATCAAAATCTTTTAGCAGATGTTCATTTAGTGTTCCACAATATACCACAAATGTCCAACCATATGGCGATAGTAAATGTATCATCCAAGTTAGTAAATCTGGAAGCACTTGGGTTACACGTGGTTCGACAATCACTGCGACCTTGTCTGGAGTTTTCTTTACTACTGGTTTACCTCGTACGCTATCCGCAAGCGCCTTAATTCGTTCATTCCACTGAGGAGTGTTGATTGTATTTACTTTAGTAGTATAATCTGCCCGGCCTGTCGTGCTACAAACATACGGTTCTTATGCGCAGGACCAAAGTGCCAGTTCACAACTGCTTCTACATCTTCAGGATTAAACGGCTTGCAGCTGAATACATCCAGATACATATCATTGGTCTCCTCACAAAAATGAGCAGTAATATTAGAAGTCTCGATAAGCTGAACTAGTGTGTATCCGGACTTGTCTCCAGAGCCAAAATGAACAACTTGAGGCTCTCCATATGGAACCATATCAATCTTCTTCACAAGCGACTTAGCAAAGGTATTGATATTGGAAGAACAACGAATAGAAGATGCAAGACACTTTGAGCAATCGAGCATTAGATGGTAGCCCCAGGACATTTTAATAGTTATCTGTAACTCCTTTCTAAACCATTAACAAATGTCAGGATACCCATTATTTCATGCTACGACTCGTGGTGGTCTAGAAGACAGACATTCAAACTCTGACTCATCAAAGCGTAATATGAGTGCAACTTATTATGCAAATGCCCCTGCTACTTGTGGTAATAGTTCTGCTTGGCATGCCGCTGCAGAGTATGTCGGCCTAGTACCACGTGGTAACTTTGGCAACTCTCCAGAGGGAGGCTGTGCTATTGATACGCAAAGTGAACTTCTATTTGGTGACCCGGCAGCTGCTCGCTTCAAGGGTCCTAAGCAGTTGTTTCAGCGGCCTTTTCCTACTACGCCGTTTCTAGGCATGGGCACGATTGAGGGCATTCCTGACCAGAATAGGGTGATTTTTGGTCATTCAACTGCAAATCGGAAAAGCATTCAGACAGTGACTGACAAGCAATTTCCGGTATTTGAACCTCTGATATCGGAGAGAGTATCCGACATCCCGGAGAACAACTATTTTGTTGAGCCGTTTCTTCGGGGAGGGTTTGCATCTCGGAATGTTCCAAAGACTCGGCTTGACCTGAGATAAACCCCTTAGAAATTGAATCAGTCAAAGTTGTCATCTCTTCCCGGGTCTCCTTAAAGAACTTCTGAATCATGCTTAGCTCGCGTGGCTTAGGAGCATCTTTCCCGACAGGAACATCCATATGAAGAGATACGGCCTCTAGCACGTCATTTCCAGATTTGGCAAGTAACTCTACAGCCTCGTCCTTAGTACAACAAGCAAGGGACATTACTTTCTCAATGTTGTCTGCCATTTTTTACTTGTTAAATGTAAACAACGTTAAGATGCGTTTCATTGAATCTCTCTGTCCGCCCGCATTTCTATACATGCTGTACATCGTAGTACATATTGGTCTCGACGTAACTTTAGGTCTATATATTACAGCAGTAATCAAACTTCTGACCGGCATTCTTGGTGTTGTCTTGCTTGACTCGTTCTGCCGGGTTGACTTAGGAGTTGTGTCTTGGGTTGTCATTGCAACACCATTCATAATCACTGCACTGGCCTCTTCTATCGCTATGGGACTTCAGCTTGATAAGACATTAACAGCATATACAATTGAACAATTTAGTCCACTCACAGCAGACAATGAAAAGAATCGAGACATATACGTGACACAACTCAAGGGAGGTGAGGCTCCTGTCTCATCTGTTGCCGTTTACAGATAATTAAGTTTCTACAATAAATGTTCTGCTGTAAACTAGGTCACTCATTCAAAAAGAAGATTCTTTCGTTGTGTTACTCGAAAGAACCTTCTGTGTCTGTCAAAGAACATCCTATATTTTTGGATGGTAGCCTATCTATTATGCACACAATTACATCAGTTTCAATTGATGAAACTATTAAGAAATGTAAAATTGAGTATCCGGAATCATATTCTTACTCAAAGCCTCTGGTATATGGTATTTTGCTCAGCCACGCAGAAGCTCCTTGGCTCTGGATTGGAGCATCTGCTTTTTGGGGCGATTGTGATATGACGGATTCACTTTTTCCATATGTTGTTCAAGGAAACCGGATTACGCTTGAATTACTTCATAAGTTATTCCCATTTCATCGTAGTTGGAAGTACCTTGACCCGGTAACGTTAAAAGAACTAGAATTTCCTAAGGATGGAATAACAATACAGAAATGATTCCAGAGTGGAAAGATTTACGTAAAAAAGCAAAGAAAGTCAAAGTATTAGATGAAGCTTACTTTGCTTTAGCAAATGAGTATGTTGACTTAAAGTCTAAGTTTGAATGTGCCGATATGCTGGAAACATTTATGCTTTGGTTTGATATGGTTCTTTACCCAATATACATTGTCATTCAACTCTGTATGCTGGATATGTCTCCTATGTATATTATGGCTCTACTCAAGACCTATAAAATCTGGGTTGATTGGTTTCGACTCAGAGAAATCGAAAAGAAAGTTGATAGTTGGAAGACAACTGTCCGGTCTTTAGGAGGACCGTGGATATCTTCTAATGACCCTGACCTACATGTGTTTGTTTATGCCGATGGAATGGAACGCATTAAGTACTCGCGGGTTGCGCCCCGTCCTTCCCGAAAAACTGAGAAAACGTCCCCAAAAGTTGAGCGCCCTGTTCAATAGCCGGCTTCATCTCTGCTAAAGTTCCCATGAGTTCTTTTTGAAGCTCCATAAGTTCCTTTGTATCACGCTTCATACCTCCAATCTGCTCCGGAGATAAGTTGCGATAAGCATGTAAAATAGTTGTACCCAAGTCTACATGAGGAGTTGATTTTCCTGTAGGTTCTGGCTCACCAGACTCTTCCTTTTCTTCGTTCTCAAATCCTTCAAGTATTAGACGATGAGGGTGCATGAGAACAATAAGAGTCAACACAACACCGGCAATCACAGACATAACACGGGAAGACTTGAAGATAGAATTGTAGGCTAGAAGATACCCTGTAACTGTCCATATGAAAGCGTAAGGGTACCGACGAGAGTATAAATATCCAAATGCAGCCAGTGCGAGAATTCCTGCTAATAGACTATCAGTCATCTTTAGTTATTAGGGAGAATATTGAATGCGCTGGTATTAGCAAGGCTTTGTGCTCCATGGTTATTGAACGCTCCTAGCGCTGCATCTCCGGTAGGATTACGGGTGCTGTCTCCTACAAAGTCAGCCCTTCCCCGAGAGCCTGTTCCTGTAAACCCAGCAGAGACACCTCCATACTTACCACCACCACGGTGTCTGCGCTTGGTCTTGCGGCCACGGGTCTTCCGCTTACGACCACGGCCATACTGAATTACATTTCCGGGATTTAGATTGCCAATGTTACCACCCTTATCTACAACAAACTGACCCATCTCTGAGCCAGCTCCCCATGAAGCTGCACCCGGAGCAAGACCTCCTTGGAATGAGTAATATCCACCACGCTGCTTCTTGTGTCTACGAGTTCCACGTTTCTTAGTATGACGACGAGGCATATTTACTTTAGTTCGGCAAAATAACTTCCCAGTTGCCGTCTTTTTCGACACACTTCAATTTGAACTCTGAACCCTTTGAACGCAAGTATTGGGACGTTTTTAAATTAGGTACAAGCACATACCCTTGCTTTCCAACCACCGTATAAACATCTGGAATATCTGTCTTTGTGACTATTTCAAATTGCTCTTCTATAAAGCATCCATGAGAACCTTCCTTCCAATCATATAGCTCCCAACCTCGGAGGCTTATGTTCTCTGGAAGATTCGATTTATGAATAAAAACAGCTAATCCCGGTCTGTAGAATCTCGTGAGCAGTTCTTTCGTCCACTCGTATCTTTGCTGGAACGTTGAAGTATTAAAGATACAGCTAGAGTTATACACAAACACGTCAGAAATAACATAGGTGTCTCTTACCTTCTCCGCCCTGAATATAGTATCGCCAAAAAGGCGCTCATCCAAACACACTTTCAGTACACAACATTCACGTGCCGTAATCCACGAACACACGGGGACATTGTTGTCATATGATAGAACTATCCAGCCCATAATACCGGTTGTCTGAGGAACACTGAAATAATTAGGTCCCGGGGGGGCGGGTTTCCGTGATACCAGCCGGGAGCTGGGTGTCCAGGCGTAAAGAGTCTGAAGCCTGTTGACGAGGTTCATATTCGGGCAGCTTTACTTCTGATACAGGCGGCTCTGTGAAAGTAACCGTAGGGGCTTGTACTGGAGCTTGTGGCATGGGTACTTCCCGGTAGATAATCTTAGGCTGAGGAGGAGTCATTGCCCTTGCTACAAAAAAGATAACAACCTGGATGATGACCATAATACAAATTGTTGCGAGTGCGGTTTGAATTACGTCCCAAGCTAGCATTTATTCAATCGAGTGTTTTCTAATCATCGATTCACTACGCAGAAACTATCACAGTACCCATCTCCCTTCTCCGTCCACATTCTTGGATTTTCTTGGTATACCGTAATATACACTGTTTCATGGTGCTGAACATCGCTGAATACAGTCCGTTCAACAGGTTCTTCTTCCATGTAAAAAGTATTCCCATCAAATGCCTTAAATCTCCTTCGCGATTTTGAAAAGGTATCATATACCCATCCATCCGAACACCAAAGCAATTCTGTCGCGTAAGAGTCAATTGGTTTATATGACGAGGGTATATCTTGCCTTTTTATTTCCATTTGGGTTTATGTCATCAACAGCGCCTAAACCCATCATTGCTCGAAGATATAGTGAATTCTTGACAATCTCTGCCAGGAGTTGCGTATCATATTGTGCACTATGAAGATTAGCCTTAATTGCCGGCTTCTTCATCACATACTCGTATAGTTCAGACAGCTTTGGAGGTTTGAATCCACGGCCATTAGCAAACGGGATTCGCATAACATTTCGCATTGGCTCCATAGTACAGAACCGGCGCTTGAAATCTGGAATCGTACCAAGTTTTAAGTCCCACATAATTGCATTGACCAGCACATTGTAGTCAAAGTCAATATTGTGTGCTACCATCATATCATGCTCTACAGCAAGGAACCTACTGATAATCGTAGATAGCGGAGTTCCCTCTGCTACAGCTTTCTCTTGGCTGATTCCATGAATTGCTGTAGAATCAGCAGGAATATTCCACTCTGGCTTGACAATATGCGACTCCGATGAAATTGTATTGAAATTGTTATCTGTATCAACCACCATCCATGCAATAGAAACCATGTGTGGCCAATTGTTTGCTCCCTTAATAGCCTGTTCCCGGCTCTTAGGAAGTCCAGTAGTCTCAGTATCAAAGATTAGAAGCTTCATTTTGTATAATCCGTTGATTACCTGAAGACTCTTCCATTTTTGCTCGATAAGAGCTAGGCAAATGTTCTTTGTGTATGAATGATTGCTCCAATCCACTGAGGTATATTGGTTACAACATCTTGTACAGTTGTTATGTTATTTGGAACTGCATAATGGATGTCAATTGTTGTAGACTCACAGATGAATAATACAGCTGTTATCAAAAATGGTAAACGCTTCTTCAAGTCTCCTTGACCCCAACGTAGGCAGTACATTTTATAAAGCGCTTCTATATATGGAGTTATGGTTCCAGATTGAGGAGATGTTCGTGCAGTTTCGTGGATAACTGACCACAATATCCAAACTGGAGACCGCAGATACTTATCTTCCACGTAATCATTCGAACGATATGCACAGACTAAATGTGTCTTTTTATCTGCTTTGAACTTTGATGCATATGCAAGAATCCATGAAGCCCAATAAAGTCCCCGGATAGAGTCCCGTGTCTCAGGCCTTAAGCAAAACATAAACTCATTTATCGGAATATATAACTCCATAGGGTCTTCGGTTTTTACTATTGAACGAGCATAGGTTGATGATGGCGATTTCAAGTTCTCTTGAATCACCAGAGGTTGAAAGTCATGGTCTGGCTTAATTCTGGGAAGTGAAGGCAGTTTAGATTTACGACATAAAGCAACAGATGCTCCTACCTCACAGAATAGCCTACGAGCATCGTGATTGTTCCGGATATCAGTCATGTTCATCAATGTATACTGACTCTCATAGGGAGCAAATCGTTCATACATGCGCACCAAATACAGAAACACATTAGGTGCTCCACGATTGATATGTAAGGCTGAGCTCAAGAATAAAGTATTCCAACAGGAGTGTACTAACCCGGAACACATCAATTCCAGAATCCAATAGCAAGTATAATCTGCATGACCCAACTTAATATTTTCATCTAACACTTTGTAGACATGCGTACGCAAATGTCCAGAGAATGTAAATTTTTGAAAATCGGCAACTGTTCGGCTATCAAAGATATCCATTATCTTCTGCGGCGAGTTTTACGTCTCCTGGTGAAACGCTTTCCTCCTTGTGATTTCCCTTTGAGAATTGCTAACGAACCTTCTAGTCCTTCCTTTTTAGCTTTTATTTTATCTAATACTCTTTGTTTACTTTTTACAACAGCATCAGCGTTTTCTCTGTCCTCTGGGGCAATACCTCCAAGTTCTTTTCTAGCCGCATCAACTGCTGCGCTTGCTTTTTGTTCATCTCTTTCCAGTTGAGCAATTGCCTTCTCCAATTCTTCTACCTCTGCTTGTAAGGCCTCCCGGGCTCTTCTTGCTTCTAATGCTCGCCTATCTCTTTCAGCGGCGGCTTCTGCTTCTGCTTTCTCCGCTCTTGTTCTCTTAGCTTTTGCGGCCGCAGCTTGAGCCACCGCTTCACGAGCCTCATCTGCCGCTTTTGCAATTTGTTTTTCTTTAGCTAACTCTGCTTCAGCTTCTCGTTTATCAGCTTCGTGTTTACCAAGTTTTTCTTCTCGCTCTCCCAAAAATACTGCGGAACGCCCGGTTAATTGTTCGCTTGCAGCATTTAACGCACGGGCTGTTCTTCGTTTGCATCTGCCAACACAGCCAAACATTCCGCCCTTCTTTCGTAGTCTTCGAGTACGCTTGGCCATTTACAATTACTTCGTAAAATAAACGAGATACTGATATTCTTTACCAGCAGAGATAAGATGAACCTTCTCTTGCATTCGAAATCCAGAACTCTTAATAGTATCAATCATACTCTCAAGACTGGGCATCGTTAACTTCTGCTTCTGTTCCCGGTACTTAATATTCTTTGGACTTGTTTCAGTATTAAAATATGTAAACACTTCATCGTACGAAGCATCCTCTTCGTTCTTTTTCTTATGAAATGTTCCGGTATATTTGAAGTCATTAAAGAAAATTTCAGACTTCATTTGCCGGTCATATGAATACTTTTGAACTGAGAATGCAGCAAAGGGAGATGCTAACTCAAGCAATGGGTCAAACTTATCCGGCTCAACTAAGTGTACTATAAAGACACCACCAGGCTGTGTCCACATATATGCGTTATCAGAAACTACTTTTACATTCGGGAATGTATACGCAGCAAACCCAAGAAGCAAGGTGTGACTTTGAGACTTGGGAGGAAAGAGAGCAGCTTGTGTTACATCACCTTTCTGGAAATTAGCAGAAGGACAATCCTTTCTTGCCTGGTCTAACATAGCGGGGGAAATATCAACTCCTGTGTAATCAACGCCCATCTGTTTGAACCAACATGCATGTGAACCAATGCCACAACATAAATCCAGAACTTTGATATCTGTCTTTGCTTTTTCAGCCAATGCTATATCCTGTATAGAAACTCGTTCATAATCTAAGACCTTATCTGGGTGCCATAAAGCTTTGTATACAGAAGCATACAGGGCATCATTATATTTTTCCGGGTCTTCAAGCATGATTGATTCTCCTGCTTCAAAACCTTCACGTCCACATGACCAAATTGCTACTGCATATAAAAGTATGACCAAAAGTGCTAACTGAAGAATGTCAAGCCACTCCATTGTTATTCGTAAAGTAGTTTTTAATGTTAGATAGCTTTCCTTGTACAAAAATTTGAAAGACAAGTACCAGTATCGTTATGCCTAACACCAAATCCAGAAATGAAGGAAGCCAAGCATAGATATCTACTGGAATACCGGCTAGCTCATTTAATCGTTGATACACACTTGCTTCATCCTGTTCCTTCATAATTTCACGATGAATAAATCTGACTTCATCTTCATCTCCAACTTGGCGGCTTAGAGCATCTTGTTTTTCCTGAGCAGCTGCATTAGCATAAATCATATCCTCTTTCATCTTATCAAATTTGGTTTGATACGAATCCAGAATCGGTTGGATAGTTTCATTAGCCTTTCTCTCATTCTCTGTAGCAACCCAACCTTGACCTTCTTTAACAGTGTAATACGCTGTACGAGCCTTCTCGTATGCTTCTGGGTCTTTATCCCGGTTCGGAATAGCTGCTACTACATCCGAACTGAGTCTCTTTAATTCTTTGTCCCGGTGGCATTGAACGTCACAGGCTGCCATTACTTGTTTATAGCAAAGAAAACGGTTCCAGCTATCAACACAGCTAATGCAATAACATGTGTAGCAGACCCCAAATAATCACTAGCTGCATAGACTACTATAGTCAAAGCTAAAACTATCAACAATTTTTGAATAAATGGAAGGATATCGCGAAGAATATTCAGTTCATATGTTGCGTTATCAATATCTCCTTGAAGAACCTTTGAGTCTTCTTCATGTGATGATGCTGGTTTAATGTTAAATAATGTTGCAACCATCTTTTTTAACAAAGCAAATTGCTTTGACATCATCCCGGAATATGTTGCTTGGTCATATTGAACTTTAGCACTATCAACAACCTCATCACGCTTCTTATCAATTGGCTGAACAGTTTTTAAGATATCCGTATAATCTGATACCAATGGTTGATTAAAAATATTTCCAGATTTACCTGATGTTGTTGTAGTCATCCACATCTGCTTGGTAGATGGTTCAATAGTAATATTCTGGGGAGTATACCCTTGCGTGTCTACTCCTTGACACTTACCGTTCAGACATCTCTTAAGACTGTTCTCTGAGTCAATTCCAAACAGAGCAGTCTGGTCTGCTTCTCCATAAATTGCTGCATACTTTCCTCCAAATTCTGGAATTGTAGCCCACGATGTCTGCATAGCTTCATCTGTTATCATAGCTTGACCTTTTGAGTCTACACCATACAGGTGCCCGGAACTAGCAGAGGTAACCTTAATATTCATATCATCTTTAACAGGAATCCAGTTTCCTGTCATACCCGGTTTGGGTAGTTTATACTTTTGGGTTCCTGCTTGTCCCCAGATGTAAGATGATGTACTAATAATTTTAGAGATGTCATCTGGTACCTGAACAACAACCCATTCATCGGTATTATTAGCTAACTTCATAGCCAACTTGTCTTGAAAAAGAACATATATATGCGTATCATCTGTTACGATATCGCGAAGAGATGAAGATACTGGCATATCAACTTGTTTCCAGTTTCCTGCGCAGGGTAGTTGACATACCCATACACGACCTCCACCCATTCCCCAAAGAAACCCCATAGCAGATGCTGAAACTTTATCAAGACCACCGGGCACTGATTCCCATGATATTTCTTTTGAGCTAACTGCAGTGTTTATTTGGTCGGTTAATGTGTCGTATTCCATATTATATAAACATTAAGAATTTGTAATTAGGATCTCATTCTTGTGATTCTTAATGTAAATGTTCCTAATCTTTCTATATCATGGCTTGTCACCGCAAGCATCCAATTTCCTTCAATGTCCCTATTTATTATTTTTGCCAATCCACCACCCGAGGCGAGGCTGGTGTCGTAATCGGCATAGGTAAGAGCACTTCCAGTTATAGGTAGGGACTGTGTATTAAATAAGAAAAGTACCATTTTATTATCGACGTTTGATAGATTGGCTGCTGTTATGTGAAACGTATACCTATAGTTATAAGTGTTATAGTTTCGACTCAAATTATTTAAGTTAAAATAGTGAAAATGTCTATCTCCGGTATATCCGTCAAACGGATAGGTAAATAGACTAGAAGCAATAAGTGTTCTATTAAATTCTACACTTGATCCACTTACTGTATCAGCTGGAAAGAGAGCATCTGTTACGTCAGTAGTAATATCATCACCAAGGCCGCCGGCGGCCTCCATGAGCATTTGCTGCTCGATCTGCCTCCTCAACGCCTCTAAGCGCGCCGCCTCCGCCGCCGCCGCTGCCGCCGCCGCCTCAGCCGCGCGTGCCGCCGCCGCCGCCGCCGCCTCCGCACGCCGCCGCATTTCCTCCTCGTACTGCAACCTCGCTATCTCTAGCTGCAGCGCCGCCGCCGCCGCCGCAATGCGCTCAGCCTCCGCCGCCGCGGCCGCCGCCGCCGCCGCCGCCGCCGCCGCCGCCGCCGCCCGCGCCGGCCCCTCCGCCACCCATGTAGCCGTGCCCTCCAGCAGCCTTCTTGTGATTTTTAAATAGAATGGTCCTATTTGTTCTGGGAAAACGCTTGTCACCGCAAGCATCCAATTTCCTATAATTGCTTGTTCTGATAATTTTGACATGCTGCCGTCGCCGCTGTCGTCGTCATGGTCAATAAGATTTGCAGTGTTTATAGGCCGGGACTGTGTATTAAATAATAAAATTAATGTATTATCATTTCTTATTCCTGACAAAGAATCCCGCCGTAACATCTGGGCTAATGTTATTTCAAACGTATACCTATAGTCTTTACTCAAACTATTTAAGTTAAAATAGTGAAAACTTCTAGGATCGTCAGTACCAGCCCACATAATTCTAGATGGACTAGAATCATCAAATGAGTTTTGAAATGTTACTTCATTATTTATAAAGGAAGCATTTGATACGTTAGTAGTAATAAAATCATCAACGCGGCCGGCCGCCGCCACCTCCGCCGCCTCCGCCGCAAGCGCTTCCGCCGCCTCCTCAGCCGCCTTCGCTGCCGTCCCCGCCTGCGCCCTTCTTGTGATTTTTAATGTAAATGTTCCTAATCCTTCTATATCATAGCTTGTCACCGCAAGCATCCAATTTCCTATAATTGCTTGTTCTGATAATTTTGACATGCTGCCGTCGCCGCCGGGCGCGGCGGCGGCAATAAAATTTGCAGTGTTTATAGGTAGGGACTGTGTATTAAATAATACAATTATTGTATCATCACTACTTACTGTCGAACCACGACTAATCAACTGGGCTGATGTTATTTCAAACTTATACCTATAGTCTTGACTCAAATCATTTAAGTTAAAATAGTGAAAATATCTAGGACCGGCAGGCTGTGTCCCGCTCCACACAATGGTAGAGCTACTAGAATCATCAATTGTTTTTTGAAATGTTACTTCATTATTTGTAAAGGAAGCATTTGATACGTTAGTAGTAATAGCATTACCACCACCACCGCCGCCGCTGGTTCCGCCGCCGCTGGTTCCGCCGGCGCTGCTTCCGCTGCCGCTGGTTCCGCTGCCGCTGGTTCCGCCGCCGCTGGTTCCGCCGGCGCTGCTTCCGCTGCCGCTGGTTCCGCTGCCGCTGGTTCCGCCGGCGCTGCTTCCGCTGCCGCTGGTTCCGCCGGCGCTGCTTCCGCTGCCGCTGGTTCCGCTGCCGCTGGTTCCGCCGGCGCTGCTTCCGCTGCCGCTGGTTCCGCTGCCGCTGGTTCCGCCCCCACTCCAG